CCCAACTTTGGAAAAGATTCTCGAAAAAGAAAAACTAAATACAAAGGAAGTATGGGATAAAATCTTAGCCGACGGAGGTTCGGTACAAGATATAAAAGGTTTAAGTGAAGATACTAAAGAAGTATTTAAAACCTTTAAAGAGCTTAATCAGTTAGAGTTGGTTAGGCAAGCTGGTATCCGCCAGCAGTATATAGATCAAAGTGTAAGTTTAAACTTAGCTTTCCCTAGTGAAGCAACACCAAAGTGGATTAACAAAGTTCATTTTGAAGCATGGAAAAAAGGTGTTAAAACCTTATATTATACAAGGACAGAATCTGTCCTACGTGGAGATATTGCACAGCAAGCAATGAGCGAAGATTGTCTTGCGTGTGATGGTTAGTTTGTTAGTTAAAGAAAGGGGCGAGAGCCCCTTTTTTTTTTAACACTTCCATCTAGCTCTAGCAGCTTTACCTCTTTCACCAGTCCAACCTTTTGATCTTGCGCAAAATGATTTTCTACGTTTAGCAGCTTTGCTACCAGGCTTTACATCACCTGTAACAGCTGTTTGTAAATTACTACCTGGGTTTTTAGCTTTATAACTTGCAACACCTTTTGCAGTCATACCAGCACCTTCTTCAACTGTTCTAAAGTTTCTACCTTTACCTTTTGTTGTTTTTCTAGGTTCTTTACTAGATTTTCTTTCAGCTCTTCTTTCTTCTCTAAATTCTTTACGCTCTGATCTAGCTTGCTTTCTTTTAGCTCTTCTTGCTTCTCTATCTTCTTTATCTAAAATAGGTGACGTGTGGCAAGGTAAAGATCTCTGTCTAGCTAACCAAGTCATGTTATTGTTTTTTGCAATCGTTTACAGTTACACCTGGATTAGTAGGTGAAGGTTTTGTACCTACTTTTTTATATCCTTTCCAACAAGATGAATTAGAAGAATTAGCACCTTTAAACTTTAAGGGTGTACCTCTGTAGGGCACACCTTCAAAAGGATCTTTTACATCTAGATTTTTAGGGTTTACTGGTTTAGTGGTAGTAGTAGTAGTTTCTTTTTCGCCACCGCTATCTTTATCTTTTTTAGCCCCTTTTGCCATGCTAGCTACTTTCATAATAGTTACAGGATCTAATTTAAATGGTGATCCTTTTGGCGCTCCTAAATTTCTTGGGCCACATCCTTTTGTTCTCATATTATCATGTATTTAGTTTTGTTATTTTCTTTATATGCTTTTAAACATCTGTTTCTGTTTTTATCTTCACTTACGTAGCTTATATGTACCCAATTAGGGTTTTTATCCGTACCAAATTCCCATATCATCTGATCAAAGTTTAAGTTTTTTTTAATCCACTTATACATTTCAGCGTTAGTAGCATGACCAAAAGTATCATCAATATCAATTGCTTGACCATGACAATGTTGTGATTTTGAAGATCCACCAACAGCTTTATTTAATTCTGGTCCACGGTAAAAAGAATTAATCTTTATAGGACCACCTACGTTTATTCTAAGAGGCTCAAACACTTTTTCTGCGATAAGCTTCATGTTGGCTAAATGCTCATCAGTAGGATCATTTTTCAAACCAAGTCTCTCCGCTGTTCTGCTATACACACCTTCACGGTAACTTACGTGTTTGCTTATTTTTTCCATTTTATTTTATTTCTTTTTTTTCTAAATAAACCATCAAGCTCTATCGCGACGCCTACAGTTATTGCGCCATACATACTAGCCGCTATATCTTGACCATCACCATGCCCTCTATCTATAAAAACTTCTTTAAAAGTTGCCACAGCTAAAGTAGTAGCGATAGAATACATTATAGCTTTTTCTTTACTTTTAGTATGCTCAAAAATTAAATCGTGAGATATACTAGTTATAGCAACACCAGCCAAATAATGCATAGCTTTATCTTCTTGAACTTCCCAACCGTATATATCTAGTTGAGCCATTGAAAAATACGGTATAAGTAATAAAGCTATAATTTTTTTCATTTATTTTTTTATTTTTCTACCTTTTCTAGCCTTGCCTTTTACAGCATCATCTATGTCTCCAATTTGATTACCAACTTCTTTAATAGCGTCTGCTACGTCAGCTAGTTCCGCAGCTGTAAGTTTATATCTTTTTTTAATTTCTTGTACTGTAGCAATTGCTTTTTCATCAATAGTAGTTTTACTCCATAGAGCTTTCCACATATCTTTCCAGTATTGTTTAGTTAATTTCCACATATTAAAATTTATTTGCGTTGTTAATTTCGTTTATTGTTTCTTGTATTTCAGCTAGATTAGTAGGTAACAATAGATCTAAACCTGCTTTAAACACTGTTTCTTTTATTCCGTCTTTGAATATTATTAAAGTAGGTGCCATCCTAACTCTATATTTCTTTTTAGCTAAAGGAGCTTTAGATATATCAACTCTATAGTAAGTCGCGTCTTTTATTTGTTCCCACTCTGCAAAACAATTCTCTTCATTAAACTCTGCCCAAAACTCTACAAGAACTGGCTTAACTTCTTCATCGCCAAAAGCAGATTTATTACTTATAGCTTGTTCGAAGTTAGAGTCATCAATCCAATATTCTTCTGGAACATCTACTTGACTAATTGATAAAAATGGTATTAAAATTAAAATTAAGTATCTCATTAGTTATTTTTTTGTATTTCGTATATTCTTTCATCTAGCTTATCTAGTTTTTCTAATATCATTTCTACGTCGTCTTGTGTGTCCATAATTGTATTACGAATCAGCTCATCTTTTAACTCCCATTCTGTCTTAGATATTGTTGGTTCTGGTAAAGTCATAGCGAGCGCTATGTCTGCTTGCATTACAAAATACATACTAGCTAAAGATATTACTCCTCCTACTATTATACCTATTGTTTTTAAATCTAGAGTTACCTTCGTACTCTCTCCTATTTGTGGTGCGCTCATGTCTATCTAAATGTATAGTTTATTCCAAATGTTGAGTTGTAGAACTTTGTGTCCCACATTTTGTTATATTCTCCTTCTATAAAAACACCTAAGTGTTTTCCAATTTTCCAACCAAAGTTTAATCCAACTTGATAATCAGTCCATTGTTGAGGCTCTGCATCTTGTACCAATCCACCTTTACCCCAGTTATTCCTATTTAAATATGAAAAATCTAAATCACCAGATACATATTTGTGATAACCAGGTAAGTAATTACCGTAAGCGTGAAGCCAGAAGTTATTTTTATAATGATAAAAATCTGCACCGATTATAGGTGATAACAAACCAAACTCACCAATCATATCCCACTGTTCGTTGTTGTACCTATTAATAAGATCTCTAAACACTGTATTACGAAACTGTAAATCAGTATACGCTACCGTGTTACCATCAGGATCCACCCAATACCAATCAGACGTTTCGTTTCCATTTTCATCTTCTGAAGTATAATATATATCGTCATAACCATATTCAAAACCTAAAGCATACCATGGATTAGTAGGATATTCTATAACTTCACCATCAGGTGTTGTAAACGTTTCAGTTTCATTTAACCATATTTCTATAGGATTATATCCATAAGCTCTTTCATGTGTACGATATATAACACCTGCAGATACACTAAACTTTTTACCTATAGGTAATCTAGCTCTAAGCTCTGCTGATTTATAAGAAAAATCAAAAGTACCTTGATCCCTAGCTTCTACTTTAGCTATATGGTATTTACCTGTATGTCTTAAAAAATATCTAAAATTAGTAAACTCTTCACCACGTAATCTTTCTTTTTCAAAATGAAACAAATACTCAAAACCATCTACAGCAGATGTAGGTGATGACAATGCTTGTTGATTTTCTCTGTAAGCATTACCTGTCCAGAAATTACCAGGTTTTCTTTCATAACCAAATCTACCTAGTTTACGTATACCAACACCTATTCTATAATCAAAATCAAAATACTCTGTAACCTCTACAACCCTAGGTATTGCATATAGATCACCATCAGCTGGTCTTTCTACAAAGAAATCTTTTCTAGAGTTTTCATAAGCATTACGAACATCACCGGCAGCATACACTGTACCGTACTTGAGAAAGTCTTGGTATATTGTTTTAAAAAATTTACCTTTTTCTTTTTCTTGTCCGCTTATAGTAAACGTCAGTAGTGTTAAAATAGTAATTAGTACATTCTTCATTGTTAGTTGTTTAGTTTTATTATTACTTGTTTTAGTTAATTTTTAGGAGCAATAAGCCTCTTTTTCTTTGATTTTTTTCTTTGGTTGTAAATAAATCTTTTAGCAGACTTTGTTTTTTCTTTTTCATTCATACCTAATTCCCATTCAGACCAACCCATTGATAAAGCAATAGCTTGCCAATTTTCTGTATCATCTCTCATTGCTGCTTCTAAGTTATTATACTTTTTAAATAATCTATCTAAAGGTAAATTAACCAAAGCAGATGTTACTTGACCAGCGGCTAAATAAGCTGGGTTGTCTAAGCTAAATCCTTTTTCTTTTATTTCGTCCATGTTGTAGTCTAGAGTCATACCAGCAGATCTAAGTTTTGAAACTTTTGAATCTATAGGAGGAGATATATCTAATACTTTTAAAGCAACATCCCTATATTTAGGATTTTTCTTTTTACTTTGTTTGTCAAACTCTAATATCATGTTTTTTAACATAGATACACCAGCACCAACAACACCAGTACCTCTTAAAACAGAATCAGCCATACCGTTTGCTATTCTTAATTCTCTTGCCGAAGCTTTATCATCGTCGTCTTCATCAAACATTGTTTTAAATAAAGCGTTCTGTAAAGCGTTGAATATAAAGTTTTGTATAGCTCCATAGTATATAACTTTAGACATATTTGTTTTCCAATCACCTCTACCGTTAACAAGATCTTTAGCTGCTTTATCCATTAATCTGGCATACTGAGAAGGCGTGTTACCAAATGCTAAAACTAATCTACCTAAAGTACTAGCTTGTTGCATGCTAATCATATCAGCTCTACTAGACTGCTGTGTTTCTTCTGTTATTTGTTGAAAATCTTCAAAAGCTTTTTTCTTAGCCTCTGCTTCAGATAAACCTTGTTTTCTATATGTGTTTATTCTGTTTCTATAAAGTGTTGCGCCACCTGTTGAAATAGCAAAACTATCAGCATATTGTGTAGGTAAAAAACCTTTTTTCAATATATAGTTTAAAGCGCCTTTAAATTTGTTTTTACTAGTACTAGCAGCGTCTGCTATTTCAGACTCACTAACGTTTATCTTTAAACCACCACGTCTATTAACTAAATAATCAGAGTTCATTAATTCCATTACATCTCTCCAGTATTGTGGTTGATTAGCTAGAGCTTTACCAGCTTTTAGTGGATTATTATCTGCCCAGTTTATATAGTTTACATTAGATATTGTCTGTAATACAGCTGATCTAGTATTAAAGAACATTATAGTACCTACAGAATTGTTTACCCAGTCAGTAAATTGACTTTCTAGTTTACCCATTTTACCTCCACTAAACTGTCTGTTTCTACCAGACTCCATTCTAGCTAGCATGTTTTTAAGAGAAGTAACATAGCTTGGTCCTAGCTGAGCCTCTAGTTTATTAAAAACATTTTCAGTAAAAGTTTGTTCTACATTTTGTTTCCACTGCTCTAGATACTTAGCTCTTCTACCTTCATTAAGACCTTTCATTAAATCAGTAGTTATGTTTTCATTAGCCCAGAACTCACCTGGTTTAGGATAACCTTCACCTAAGTTTAACTGTATAAGTTCACTAGCAAACTCTTTTATCTCTGGTTTTAACTCTGCAAACTTTAACACGCTTCTTAAGTCGCCTTTACTCATACCGGGTATTTCCATACCTTGTTTTTGCCAGGCATATATTCTTATTACATCGCCAAACGTAAAACCATCAACAGCTTTTTTACGTAAGTTTTTAGGTATTCCTTTAGCTTTTAATCTTCTTTTTATTGCTCTAAAATTACTTGTTAGTTGTATACGATCAGACGTCATATTCATTTCAGCTCTAGCAAAAGGATTTACAAAGCTTTCTTTAATCCATTTTAAATTCGCATCACCAACTTTTCCTTTTCCTAAAAGAGGGTACATTAAACCAATAAAATCTTGATGGCTATAAGGTATTATACCACCTTTGCCTTTATCTTGACCAAGCTTCATGGCTTTAACTTTGCTATAAACAGCCTGTGATTTAACACCAAATCTGTTTTCAAGCATGTCATTCATTTTCTTGTTAAGATCTAAACTTTGTAAAGCTTGTTGAACTTTACCTTTTACATCTACTGTTTTTAAAACATCACCAACAGCTTTAACATTTTTATAAGCATCATCTGCAAAATAAAAATCATTATATCCTTTCTTAGCTTTACCAAGTACCCAATTAGCTTTTGCTTGAGGAGTACCGTCTGCTAAACCTGTTATATTTTTCATTGGAACTTCTAATCCAATACCTTTTAAAAACTTATGTATTGATAGCGCTGCCTCTTGAGGTCTAGCTGTTAATATAAATATATCCTTACTGGTAAACTTATCTTGTCTTTTCATTGCAAGATCAAACAAAGGACCTTTTTTACCATCAATAACTTTACTAAATTCGCTAAAATCATACTTAGCTCCTTTTTTAGTTAAAGCAGCATCTTGTTTAGCAAACTCTGTAGCATTTATTTTCATTACCTTACCGTTAGGCATTGTAACTATTACTTGGCTATTTGTTTTAGCTAGCGTGTCATCAAAATCAAACACACTTATACCTTTTCTTTTTTTACCTTTACCTATTGGACCACTGTTGACTAATCTAATAGACTGTAATACATCGTCTTTTAGTTTATTTTCAGCTGTCTTTTTGATTTTATCTATAGCTTTCTTACCATATTCAGCTATCATATCCTCATACAAGGATTTTTTAAAACCGCTTTCAACACTGTATATATCTTTTGCAAGCTCTAAGTTTTTAGCTAATCTAAAAATATCAGTACTGTTTACTTTTCCTGTTGCAGCGTCTACCATGTTGAAATCACTAAGTAAACCATATATACCTCCGTACTCTTTTAATCCTTTTTTACCTTGGCTTTTCCACTGATTATTTAATAATAACATAGCTGACTCAAGAGATTGTTGACTGCTTGATTTTAAATGCTCATATTTTATTGTTCCTTCTACTACTTTACCAGGTAAGAAAGCATATCTTGGTGGAGCATATATTCTTTCTCCAGTAACACCTATTGCGGAATTAGCTTTCTTTATTTTTAATATGTAATCAGCTTTATTCCAATACGCTGGTGAATCTTTTACCTCTTTACCTATCCACTCTTGCAAAGTAGTATTCCATAAATCGTACATTTCTATAGCTAGCTTACCGTCTTTACTTAAGAAAACTTCTTTAGCTATTTCTTTTTGCTTAGCAAGATCTGGTTCTGCAAGAATCTTTTTATATCCAGTTTTAAAAGAAGAAGCATATGAAGTTGTTAAGTTTGCAAAATCAAAATTAATCCATCTATCATATGTTTCTCTAGACATCCAAGCTTCATTCTCTTTTGTTGGCTCTACAAATTCATTTTTCTTACCTAACCTCTTTTTTATACCTTTTTTAAAAGCGCTTTCAACTTTAGCATATTCTGATCCAACTATATTGTAGTGACCAGTAAATAAGTCAAGTATAAGTTTAACGTTTCCATTTAAGTTACCACCTAAAGGAACGTTTTGAGCTATATCAAAAGCTGTTTTTGCAAACCACTTTTTACCTTCTTTTGATTTTTTAAACTTAGCGTCAGACATAGTCCACCACTTAGCGTTTCCTATATTAGGTATATTTTTAGATTTTATTGCTTTAACATATTGCAAAGCAGATCTACCTTCTTCAGCTATAACAATTGACTCATTTTCTATCCAGTCTTTTACTATCTTAAACTTTTTTTCACCTAAAGACTGCTTTAATTCGTCTAAGGTTTTATATTGAAAACCACCTATTATTTGTAGCAGCTCAATTTGGGTAGGTTTTTTTCCTAAGTTTTCTTCAAATCTTCTAGCTAATAAATTTAACGATTGTAGCGACTCTGATTTACCAGTTGCTATGTTATGCAGTAGTTGTTCTCTTGATATTTCTTCAGCAAGCTTAGGATTTTCGTTATATTTTTCAGCTGTTAAATAATCTCTAACTGTTTGGTTGGTTATGTTTCTACCAGCTTCTTTCATTAAAGCTTTTATAGTAGTTTCATGATTACGATTCATTTTATCAGCTCTATAAAGCTCTTTAGTGCTGTTAGCTTCAAAATAAGACTCTATACCTAGTTTTTCTAAAAACTCTGCCTTACCCATTTCAATTTTAGTCTGTACTTCTAGACCTTGCTTGCTGCCGGTTTCTGCAAACTTAACAGATTCGCCTTTAGTGTAAAATATATCAGCACCAGTTTTTTGAGATGTTTGTAAACTTGTAGAGACGCCTGTAGATTTACCTGTAGTTGGGAAAGCACCAAGGGGTAACATTTCATATAATGTTTTCCAGTTTTCACCTATAAAATCTGCTTTTTGTTGTTTGCTTAATTTACTAAAACCTTTTCCTCCGAATAAATCAGCTGTAAACTCTGGAGATAGATCTTGTAATTTTTTAAAATCTAACTGAGCAACCTTCTTAGGATTACTTAACATGTTATCAAACTTGCTTTTTATATCCTTTATTTGTTCAGGTGCAACTTTTAAATCTCTTTCTAATCTTATACCTTCGCTGCCTTCTATAACATCTTTAGGGTATTTTCTACTACCTCCATACACTGGTAGTCCTTCTCCAAAACCTTCTACGGTTTTCATAACGTTAGGATCTGAAATGCTAACTGTCTTTATAGAGGCGTCTTGTGTTTTACCGCCTTGTATTCTTTTTAACACATTACCTTGTCTTTGAGGTTTTCCAGATCCTTTTTTGAAGTAAGGCCCAAATAAGTTTTGCCTTAAATAAGCGCCAAATGGTACACCTTGTTCAAAAGAACTAGCCTTGCCATTTTTCTTAGGTTTAAAGTATGAGTTGACGTTTAACAAAAACTCCATATTCATAACCTCTTCAGTGAACCTTTGTCTAGTAACTTCAGATCCAGGCGTTTCAACAAAACCTTCTTTAATAAACTCAGTCAATATACCTTTATTATTTTCTCTTAGTTGCTCTATTATATTTGATTTCCTAAGATTAGCAGATACGTTTTCACCTCTTTCTTTTATTAAGTTATCTAAATCTCTATATTTACCAACTAAATCAGCATTTTTATCAGATGAAGCTATTAGTTCGTTTAAACTTCTTATTTTATCAGCTATAACTTTATTTTTATCTCTCCAACCTTCTGGTTTGTTTTTTATTAACTCAGCGTTTTGTTTTAACAGCTCAGACTTTTCTAGCTTTATAGAAGCGTCTCTTGACTTAGGGTTAGGTGGTATTTCAGCCAACTCAACCATTTCTTGCAACCTTTCTAATTGTTTTATTGGGTTATAACCTTTCTTAACATTCTCAACATATCTACCTAAGAAATTAACAACGTCTTGTGTAGTTACTAATCTAGGTTTTATTCCAAGATTACTTTCAGAAAACCTTTGTAAGTTTTGTTTTATATTACTAAATGCGTTACCTGCTACTAATTGATTGTAGTACTCTGCTTTAGACAAAAACTCAGCCATATAAGCCATCAACTCTTCTGGTTTTTTAAATTCAGATATACTTTTTTCAGCTTTTATTATATCAAGTAGTGACGCTGACTCACCTTGTTTATTTGTTAAAACTAAATCAGCAGCTACATCCTCTAGCTTTCTTTGAAACTTTTGTTTTAAAGCAACATTACCTTCAAATAAAACATCAAAACCTGCGTGTATACCTTCGTGAGGTACAACGCCAGGTTCAGCATTTTTATAGTTAATTATAATTTTACCCTTGCCGTTATTATTTTTCTTTGGCATGTATTCACCTTGAGCGTTTTTATTTTCAAGATTTTTACCATCATTAACTTCAATTTCTAATTTACCGCCAAAAGCTTTTTTAATTCCTTTTGTAAGTTTTTCATAAGCAGATTTAGCTGTACTAGGATTTGTATATAAATCTATTTTATCCATAGCGGCTAATCTATGGTGGGCCATGTTATACACCTCTTGGTGTTTCGCCATAGCATCAAAATCTAGTTTTTCTGAAGCTTCTTTATATTTTTTTGCTGCTTCATTTTTAATTTTAGCTATAGAAGTAGTTCTTTTTGAATCTAATCCTTTTTTACCAAATACTTTTAAATGCGTTGCACCGAAAGCAGAACCTAAAGCTAAATCTAAAAGAGTTTGCCTCTGTAAAGCATCGTAATCACCGTATGTTTCTTCTAAGTAAGACTGTACTGTTTCTTCACCTTCCAAGTCTTTTATAGTTGATTCTAATAAACCACCAAATTTAGTACCTATAGCAAAAGCAGTAGAGTTTTTAAACAACAGCTCGTTTACTGTATTTAATTGATTATATTTAGTTGTTAAGTTAAGACCTTTATATCCAGCTGGCGCGCCCTTAAAAGTATAAGGTAGCATTTGACCACCTAAATAGAAACCAGCACCTGTACCAATGTCAAAATCTAAAGCACCAGCCATCTTAGCTTCTTCAAACATTACATTAATAATATGTCCTTTTAATTTAGCTGATCTACTAGCGCTTATAGCTGTTAAACCATACTTTTTAGCATAGTCAGCTTCTGATATACCTAGTACTCTAGCTCTTTTTTGAATATTAGCTTGAGTAAGTATTTTACTACCTCTCATATATCTAGGTGCTTTAGAAGCGGCCATTACTCTACCTAATGCTCCCATACCAGTAGCAACACCTTGCATTTTATTTAATCCATATAGTTGAACTAATATAGAAGCAGCACCACCAAAACCTTCAGCAATATCATCACCTAAGCTTCTTGCTAAGGCATCTTCTTGATCATCACTAAGTGTAATACCTGTTTCAGCGTATATATCGCTTGCTAAATCTAAAACTTTTCTATTAGAAAAACCAACCTGGCCTTGAGTATATTTTTCACCAAATAAAGAATTACTAGCGGCTTCTGCTAAAGTTACTATATGTGCTTTACCTATTGTAGACGGATCTCTGTTTAACAAAAACACATCTTTCATAGCTCTTTTTTGAGCAGCTAAGTCATATCCTTGATCATTATACCTAACCAAATAATCTTCAAACTGTTTTTCAGTCATAGAAGTTTCATCGTTAAAAACAGGTATAATAAAGTTATCGCTACCAGCTCCAGCTAAAAACTGACCAGTACTAAAAGTACCATCATCTTTAAACCTATCTGAATAAACAGCTATGTCTTTTAGCTTTACATCTTTAAATAAAACACCTTTAGTAAAATCACCGTCTCTAGCAGACATTAATTTTTTTCTTTTTTCAGAATATTCTGGATTATCTCCAGAAACCATACTGTAACCTTTTTCTTTTAATAAATTTGTAACACCTTGACTATCTATCCAAACATCATAGGTTTTATTACCTTCTTCTCTATGGCCAACTAAACCTAAGTTTAAATCATTGTATTTATTTAATAATAAATCTTGATCTTTTATAACTGATAGTTCGGCTACGTGTTCTTGAACTTTGTCACCTATGTTTTTAATTGATGGATTTTTTTCAGCAAATTCTTTTGCTTCGGCTTCGGTAAGATTATTGCCTGTCAATGGATCGTAGAAAAACTTGTAGTCTTCTCCAAATGTATCTTTTATTGTAGAGCCAATTACTTCAGCTCTCTCTATTAAATCAGCTACTTGTTGATTGTCTAGTCCTGATTCTTCTTTGTTTCTAATTTGCTTTAATAAAGTAGCTAGTTCTTTTTCGTTTTTATTTAAAGCATTTATATCTATATCTTCAAGATCACTTAACTGTTGTTTTAAATCTTCGTTTGTTCTTGTAAGCTTTGATACACCTTTGTCTATCATTTTAGTATCTGCAGCTTCTCTCTCTTTTGATATAGTTTCATGCATAACCTGAGTTATAGCATCGTCAACATCTTTTTCTGTTAAACTAGGATATGTGGTTTGCTCTGTTCCTTTATTAAACATAAGCGTACCTACACCAACTCCAGTAGGATTAAAGTTTATAGAAAAACCTTTAGTACCAAGGTTTTCTTTTATTTTAACTCTAACATCCCCAAAATCATTATTGTTTTGTATAGATGTAAGGTTCTCGCTACCACCATGTTCTTTTAAAAAATATTTATCACTAAATACAGATGTTCTTAATGATTCCTCAAGAGCGTTTCTATCAGCAACAAAATCTGGTTGTGATTTTCTTTCGTCTTCGCTTTCTTTCCATGAATCATAGTTGTCAGCAGGAGGAGTACCAATAGGTCCTCTATTTAGTGACGCTCTTGACGCTAACGTCGTTTTGAATCCTAGCTTTAGATAATCCAAAAAACCAGGACCCGAGTTGGATTCCGTATTTTCTGGTGCTACGAGTTTTTGGCCCGCAGTCGCACCGTTTTCCTGCGAACCTTTTTGAAAATCCTGTTCTACGTTAGGATCTTTATCTTCTTCAATGTTAACCCAAAGTCCGTTTTCAAGTTGTTTTCTAGGCATAATTATAATTTAAGTTTTTTAACTATTGGAGACAATGTTGCTGACGTTAAATCTTTAACGTATATCATTCCTTCTTGAGATCTTCTTCTGCTATCAACTATATAGTAACCTTTTATTTCATCACTGTCTGCATCTGCATAGGCAGGTTCTAAATAATACTTACTACCAGCAAAAACATTTTGCATCCAATCTTCTTGAGTTAAATTATTATTTTTATTATTTTCAATCCAGTTAGATATTTCACTAGGTACATCATCATCAGCTTGTTCTTCAGAAACTTTTTGTTTTCTTTTATACCCAGCATCAGCGGACTCACCAAGCATTGTCATATACGAATCTATTACTTTACCTCTAAGTTCATCTATTCTTTCTGGGTTGTATAAAAGATCTTCATCTAATATACCTAAACCACCTTCTGTTATAAAATCATCTGTTGCTAGAGATAAAACTTCATCTCTTGATTTAGTTGCGTTTTGAAGTTTCATTCTAGCTAGTCTCTTATTGCTATCACTCATAGGCATACCTGCTTGGAATATTTCTTCGTTCATTTGTAATATTTCAGTAGCACCTGTGTTATTTTTTACAGTATAATCAGGTATATCGTTTATATTTAAAAAACCTTCTTCATTTTGAAACACAACGTTACCATTATAATCAAAACTCATATTCATTTCATCTGTGTATACAGAAGCTAATAATTCTCTTTTAGAAGAATTAACAGCGTTGCTTATCATGCCGTCTTCAGCATCTTTTAAGAAATTATCTTTATAATTTTTAAAATTATCTAAATTATTGTTAACGTTTTGAAAAGCTGTTTCTATTCTATCCATTTCAGTTTTAGCCATAACAAGTCTTTGGTAATCACCTTGTTCTTCTGCAATAGCAGCTTCTTCAGCATACTTACCAAAATTTATTTGCATGTTTTTAGCCCAATCAGTTAAAGCGGGTTTGTCACTAACAGGAACTTTAAAAGTATCAACACCGTCAGGCATTTTATTTAAGTAACTGGATATTTTAGCGTTAGATCTAGCTTTCGCTGCATCTGATTCTCGCTTTTTTTGTAGAACCCTATCTAGTTGATCCTGAAAATGTTTTGCTTGGCTAGAGAGATTAGCTGCTTCACTTGCTTCTGAAGCCGCTGGGTTAAACGCGTCTCCGCCTGAGTAATCTGGAATTTGCATATTTATATTTTTTTAATCTATCCTGGTCTATTCATGTTTCCACCTGGCAAGAAACTAGCGGCCATACCAGCTATTTCTCCAGCTCCACCCATTATACTATTGGTTGCAGCTTGCCTAGCTTGGTTAGCAGCGCTTAGTCTTTGACCTGCTCTACCTAACATACCTGTGACTTTACTAGCTTCCATTTGTCTTGACATCATATCTCCTTTAGCCATATTATCCTGCATCTTAGAAGCTTGTTGAGCTTGCATTTGCTGGTTTGCTTGCTCTTGTTGACCTATACTAGCTGTAGCTTGTTGTAGATTTTGTGATTGTTGGTTAGCCATTGATTGAGCTAAAGCAGCTATACCACTACCTCCAGCAGCACCTTGCAGGCTATCCATTGTGTTTGCAAGGGATTGTTGTTGTTGTTGAGCGAGCATATCAGCCTCCTGCGTATTCACAGTAAGGTCTTCAAAAGTATTTTCTTGATTAGCGTATGGATTTGATGTGTCCATGCCTTCAAGCCTTTGCAACTTCATGTTGTAATTAGCTTGAGCAGCTCTTTGCTCTGCTTTTCTTTTCTTGGAGCCGATTATACCCCCGGCTATACTGCTAAGAGCTTTAACGCCTCCTACGATTAACGCTGGTGGTATTGGCATATTTTTAAATTTTTATTGTTAATATTATAATTACACATTATTTACTACTTATAACTACCTCTCCGCTAACATGAAAAACCTCTGCTTCAGTAGTAGAATCGTTTGTTAAATTTATTTCAGCAAAATAACCAGTTATACTAGCTACGTTTACTCTATTATCTTTACTAAATAATATAAAGTCATTTGCTGAGGGTCTAGTCGTAGAAGCGCTAATATTACAAGTTATAGAATATTCGCTTATAGCTGTTATACTACCCATTTCAACTAAAGCACCTCCTGTTAGGAAACCTCCAGTTGTACCTGTGCTTGTATAATAAGCTATATCTCCAACTTGAACTGAATCTTGAACTGGGTTATCAAATGTTAATGTTATACTAGGCATAATTATTGTTGTATGTTATCGTATTCTACCATGAATTCTAATCTATATTCTTGACTTGTATTTATGTTACCTGGTACTGATATTGTGGTTATAGAAGTTCCTAGTGTTGCGCCCATAGCACCGACACTGTAATTAGTTCCACTGACGTTTCCACTTAGTTTATTCATAACTGTTGGTCCAGCAACAACTGAGTTGCCGTTAACAAGTTTTAATACGTATTTAATTGTTACGTCACCCATGTTGTCAACATAGCTAGGCATAGTGCCAGACTGAATAGTAACAATCCAATCTGTAATCTGAACATTAAACGAAGAGTTACCGTTAGCAAAATTAGTTATAGTGGCTGTTCCTTGGTAAGACGAGTTTGTAATTAATCCATAAGCAGGTGAACTTGCCTCTGTGTCCATTTGGTACCATCTAACCTGTGGGGTAGAGTATGTACTACCTCCTTGTCCAGAGCTTTGTATGTATACATTTACTGTAGAAACATTGCTATCTTGAATACCATCATTTACTTTAAAAGTAAAAGAATCAGCACCAGAAGACAAAGTACCTGCTGGCGTGTATGTTGCTACTCCTAATGTGTCTATTGTAACAGATCCTTTGCTTGGCGCTGAAACAACACTATATGTTAATGGATCATTATCTAAATCTGTAGCATTTAAGCTAATAGTAGTCGCTGTGTTGTTAGCTATTGATACCTGTGAGGTTATAGCTTGAGTAATAGGCGCGTTATTTATAAAATTAGCCGCGTTTAACACAGATGAAACACTAGCTGTACCACCTGTTGTAACGTATAGAGAACCAGATACATTTACAGTAGATGTTCCACTTCCTGTAGCAGTTAAGTTACCAATATTAAAACTCATACTGTTATTAGAGCTAGCTATAGTATTTGTAAAATCGTTACCACCAACAGTGTCGTAAGCTGTTGAATTACTAAAAACAGGTTGTCTTCTTAAAAATATATTTCCGCCTCCATTTTTAGTTATATTAGTATTAAAAGCTAATTCATTATAAGGATCACCATTAGTATCTAAGTAATAACCTCCTGGACTAACACTTATACTATTGTTAGAGTAAGCATATGAAAAACCAGACCCAGTGGCTGTAACTACTAGTGATACAGGTGTTGATTGAGATATAGTATGAGTAAAAGGGTTGTTGTTACCAGTGCCTCCTTGAGTAGTGTTTGTAGCTGGTGAACTTCCTCCAGCAACTGTAATAGTGTATGTTGATCCAGAGTTATTTGCCGGAAATACTATTTCTTTACAAAATGTACCAGTCGAATCAATTACACCTGTTAAAGTTGTTGACGCAGATGTAAAAGTTGCAGTAGTAAAATCATAAGTATCGCTATCACTTCCGTCTGTTACAGTTATAACATAAGAAGCTCCAAGTGTACCACCTATGCAAAGTGTTCTAGTTCCACCTTTTGTATCTAAAGGTGATGTTATTATGCTTGAAGTTCTTATTAAACTTTTAGGTGTTGGTATAGCTACTTGAGGACAATCAATAGTAATAGTGTGGCCAGCAACGTTTTCCGCTGGATGAGTCCAATATAGTTTCAATGTAACAGAAGTTAATCTACCGTTAGTGTAAACTTGATTAACAGCTTCTCTAGTGTAGTTACTCGCATAATTACCAACGCTATGTAATACTATTGAAGGTGTTGTTGGAAAAAAATGGGTTGATGTGTTAGACACAGTAACTACCTTTGTAAACAATAAACTTGTATCGCCCTCAGCACCACTACCATTAAAAGTAGTGTTTTCTTTAAGACTGGTGCTACATATAGTCTGCACTAAAGAACCCGCTATAGTGTATTCAAGTGCTTCAGCAAGCTTAGCTTCACCGTCTATATCTATTGTTAATGTAACGTTAGAACTAGTAGAAAAATTATCATCAACATTACACGTTACTAACACCGTATTGTTAGCTTCGTAAGCGTTGCCACTATTAGTTAGTGTAATACTAGTAATACCATTAACACTACCACTGTTATTTGTGAAATCAGCAGCGCTAACAACATAACCTGTGTTTGGGGTTATTACTAAAACTTGATCAGGAGTACTACCTAAATCTTGACCCGCTGTTACAGTTAAAGATGCTGATGTTATTGTACAATTTGTTAGTGCCATATTAATCGTTATTTTCTACAATTGTTATTGTTACTTGAGTTGGAGTAGTATCACCAGTTACAGATCCGCTTAATTGACCTATACCTTGAACAGAAAACTCTGAAGTATCTATATTTGATAAATCTGTTATAGTTCCATGTATGTAATTAAACCACTTACCTTCTTTTTTAACAAACTCTTTTACAAAGCCAGACTGCATATCTGTCTCCACAGAACTAGCAAACCAACCATTTTTAGCAACATTATTATAATATTGATTGTCATTTAAATCTTGATTCCACTTAGCTTGTGATCCTTCATAGTTTAAAGTTCTAAATGTTTTTATTTGATCAGGCATATCATTAAATAGTAGCTTAACACTACTTTGATATTGAATACCGTAGTAATTATTTCTAGTGTCATTATCGTGTGAGTATATTTCACCATTTTTAAAAGTGTAAAACTCATCATTTATAGACACACCTTGTTCTGGTATATAAGAAGCAAAGCTAGTCCAACCCTGTACATCTTCTTTAAAGTTTATAGTTTCACCACCAACTTCTTGGTAACCTGGCTTTCTATTTAAAGTTAAAGAATAAACACCTTGTTGAACATTAATACAACCTATAGCTGATGTTATATTTTTTAAAGAATCACTAAAATAGTCTGACATACCATAGTCAGATATTTTAACAACACCATTCATAGATAATCTTAACACAGCTCCTCTAGCTCTATCTGTAAAGTAGCATCTATATCCATCTGCTGCAAAACTTTCTGGATTTTTGCTTATACCAAACTCGCCAAAAGTAGGTGGTATTATGGCTTGACCTAAAACTCTGTTGGATGCTGTTAAGTTTGCGTTACCATCTGCGTTAAACAAAGCGTCTTTATTAGCTAATATTTTAACTACTTTATCTTCACAAAAAGCTAGTATATCAGTACCTCTAACGTGTAACTTTTGTATACTACCGTATTCAGGATTTAAATCTTTAGTTATTTTGTCAGCCATTATAAACTGATTAGTTCCATTTAAACCTGATGTAGAATTATATATTTGTGAATATATTAATCCATTTTTTCTTCTTTCTTGCTTATATTGTTCTGCTAGTGGAGCAGAAGCTTTAACACCTTTTTTAATAAATGGTTGATTAAAATCATCTCTAATTCTATTAGATTCTACACCGTTTGCAAAACTATAACAGTTGTGGTAATCTAAATTATGTTCATTAGCGTGTTGTGATATAGGTAGCGCATTACTAGCTTCGTAATATATATCTAGTTCTGCTTGTTCTTTAGGTTCTGTTTCCCATATCGCGGGGTTTTTTGTTCTGTAAGATGCTCCATCGTAAACATCTAGTATTTCTATATTGAACATATTACCTTGTCCTGTTATTGGGTTTAAATCAGATAAATCCCAGTTTTGAATAGGCTTATCTAGTTTAAATATAAATAAAAGCCTTTTATTTGTATGCCAGCTTGTATCACTTCCCTGAATATCTGGTGCATCATATTGTACAATACCATTATAAGCATGTTTTTTTATTGTATATGTTGTTTGTGTTGGGTCTTGTTGAAATCTAAACTTAGTACCATCTGTTGTTATTTGATCAACAAAATCAGACCATCTACCATTACTCATTGCTTTTACTGCTGAAGGTGTTCTTCCTCCCATTACAGCAAAATGCATGGTGTCTCTACCTATAGCTATAGGGTTTGTTCTGTATATATTGCTAGATGAGTTCCACCATGCTTTTCTAGCAGAACCACTACTTCCTACAAATAAACTTTGATCAGAACCACCAAACTCCGCTCCTCCTCCAAAACTTCTAACAGTACAATTAGACGTGTGCCACTTAACATTTCTTACACCTGTTGTAGTTCTATCATCTTGCCAGCTACCCGGATTTCCACATCTATTATCTGGTCTTCTAGTAAGCATGTTTGAATTTACTATAGCGTATTCCTCATCACCCTCTATTATGTTTTTAACTAAAGTAGCATCTCTATATACTTTTACAAAAAATCTACCTGTAAACTCTGCTTTGTTTTTAGTCTCTGTTCTAGCTATTTCATAACCTATTCCAGATATTTCAGAACTAACAGTTTCATCTGGGTAAAACTGTGTAACATCGTTTTCAAATTTTTGTTGAAGTGTTATTCTAAGGTCGTTTGCATTGCTTCCTCTTTTAGATATATTAGCTATATCATACCATCTAGTTTTTCTACTAGGCGCTGTTATTCTAATACACAGATTTGATGTTGATAATATTTCAGACTCAACACCACCGTGATCTAAATGAAGACCACCGTGATCAGTAGACCAGTCATCTCCACTTTGGCCGCTATCATATGGAAAATCAAAAAATGTGGCATCAGGCTTTGGATAGTTTCCATTTGCAGCATCATCTGATAGTATACTAAAGCTTTGTTCGTAATTACCGTAAGACGCTTTTATTTCTTTTAGCTCTATAGGTGCTTCGTTAGATATATCTATTATTTTATATTTAGCTTGCTCTGTTACAAGTTGATCTCCATCGTGTTGTTTTTTTAATATTAAAAAAGTTTCTAAATCAACTTTATTTCTTTCGGAAGATGGAAAAGATAACCAAACGTTACCGTCTTCGGCGTCATACCATCTATCTTGAGCAAGATTATAGTATTGATTAGATGTGTCTTTAATAAAAAATTTAAAACTATCAGCAAACTGAGGAGCTGAACTTAATATTTTAGCTTTAAATCTATTAAAACCAGATGCTGAAGATTTATTTACAACTATACTACCTGTTTTATCTGTTTGCACAGGTGTCTCCCTACCATATTTATCTCTATAAACAACACCTAGTTGATAAGTTCTCATTGATTTTATAGATTTTTCTGGATCAGATATTTCACCAGCAGGAACTGTAGCTACACTTGCAAAACCAGTAGGATCTATACTTCTTTCAAAAACAGGACTTATTTCATTTCCATTAGTATCAATTAAATCAAACTGTTGTAGGTAGTTACCATAAACTATTCTATTAGCAACAAGCTCTTGAGATTTAGCTTTTAAAGGCACGTTATCAAAAGGCCTTAACAATTGCATAGAAGGAAGAAGTTTGTATATTATTTCAGATTCAATTTCGTAAGAGTTATTATTCCAGTCTTCATCTGATTTTTTTAAAGAAACTACACTATATACATTTGTGCTTTGTTCTTTTTTAAATAATATTTCTGTTTCAATAACTTGTTTAGGTATATTGCTAGGAACAAACCCAGAAATTTTTAAATACCTTAAATCGTTAACCATTCCTAAATTATAACCTTGCGCTGGGTCATACTCAAAAGCACTTGGTAGAAAAGCTGGCTCAGTAAATGGAGAAAAAATAGAGTATTCACCATCTTTATACTTGTATCTATAAGCAAATCTAACAAACTCTTTTTCAAATAAAGGATCTTCTTCTTTTAGTTTTAAATTCCAACTAACACTACTTGTAGGTTGATCTTCTGTAGCCGACTGTATTGTTAAGACAATTGTCTGCTCGTCATCATCTTCAGCTATTACGTTATCAACTATAAAGCTAACACCATATTCGTCGTCAAAAACATCACCGTCTTCACCGGCTGTAGCTATAATAGTATCACCTATTTCCCAACTCATGCCGTAAACAGTAATTTGAATATTAGCGCCCATGTTTACTTCTGCATTGCTATCAGTAATATTAAACGTAGCCGTTGTTTCAATTATACCAGGAATTGGGTTACCATTACTATCTTGGTTTTGAGGAAAAGGCTTAAATCTTTTAGTAGGAGACATAAACAGAACAGGAGCAGTTGTTGGTCCTTTTTTAATAACAGTAACATCTTCTTCTGCGAAGTTATAAGCTGCTCCGTTTTGATCTATTAATTGTGTGTGTGTTGAGAAATCTGTACAACCCTCTTTAAATTTTTCTATGTTTATAACCTTAGGTTCTGAGTTGTCATCTGTGAAGAATAATAAACCGTCTATTATGTTTATTCCAGTTATTAATGTTGACGGTCTAAATTGTAATACGTTATTAGTGTCTATTAAGACAGGGTTTACAGCACCGTTGTGATACTCCAGTACTGCGTTTACTTGATTTGTTCTTTGAACAAACCAGTATATTTTATCGTTTTCCTCGTCAGCTATAGCGCCTATACACTTAGCGCCAGTAGGCATAACGTTGCTAGCTTGTTGATTACCAAGCACATTTTGTAAAGCCCCAACATCATCACCTTCAGATGTTGCTACCTGCACATTTAATGCGTGTCTATATTCACCATTAGGAACTAACCTCTCGTCCAGGTCTTTATTCATTTTACCTGCACGAAAGTGGTGTTTAATTTCTGGCATATTTTAGTGTTTTATTTGCTTAGATTTACCTCGCATTATTTGAGTTAATTCTTCTGATTTTAAATTAGAAAGCCTTAGTTTAGCAGTTCTTATAGCGTTAAACTTATCTCTTTTAAATCTATTTATTATATATTCCTGAACATTTGCTCTTGTTGATAATATAGCGTGAGCTATGTATTTGTACATTGCTTCTTCAGCAAACTTATGAACTATCATTTCAGCGTCTGTTCCCAAGCTATCACTTATGTATTTTAACACAATAGTTTTACCATTTAAATCAGAACTAAAATGTATTAAACCTCTTGCAGAGTCTATATAAAATACACCGTTTGATTGAGCTGTCTCTGGATTTATACCGTATCTTCTTCCAGCGTCAGTTAGATAATCATATAAACTAGCAGTTGTATCTGCTGAAGGTGACTCAGAGTTAGATCTATATTTTATCCAAGAATCTGAATCTTGTGCTGTGAGTAAACTACCGTCTTGATCAAACAAATAATCATAAGTTCCTGATTGTAGAACTGCTGTAGGGTTACTAGTTTTACCACTAGGGTATATAATATGTTCTATTCCAGAGCTATCTGACCATGCTAACTTAACATAGTTAACATAATCATGTGGTAGTTTCATTGTTAGTGATGGTGGTATTTCTATTTCTTGAGCTTTAGTACATTTAAAAGTGTCGTAACTAAGCTCTTGTAACCCTCTTTGAGCATGAAAAGATACATCAGCTCTTCTTACTTTTGGTATTACTTTATCTTCACCAACATAAGATATAATAAAGTTATTTATAATATCATTTAAACCCACAAATTGATAGTTACCTAATTGCTCTTCAAAATTAAACTGTTGAACAAGTATAATAACACCATTAGCAGGAGCACTATCAAACGTTAATACACCTGTACTACTATTGTAAGGCGTTCCATCGTATAAGCTTGTGTTTGCCTCTGATCCATTAAAATATACTTTAAAGTTGTTTATACTTGCTGGTAGAGGTGAAAATGTTAAAGTAAAAGCAGTTGTACTACCATCACCAGTGAATGACTGACTGTTATTGTAATATTGCTGCTGTGTTCCTGTAAATAAAGGCATATCTTATAGTTTTTCTTCTTGAATATCGTTTTGAGTTTCGGTGTTAGCTATCTGGTACATTGTTGGGTCTTTTATTAATACACCCGCTAAAGCTAGTATTTTAAAAACTAAATTAACTTCTTCTGATTGGTGTAACTCAAAATCAACGGTTGTGGCAGAGTTGTATAATGCTTGTTCGTTGACAACTGTATAACCCCAGTTTACTTGTGCTGGTCTAGCTATGTAGTTACAAACAACATTGCTTGTTATTGTGGTAGGATAAACCTGTATAGATCTTGATAAACTTATCTCGTTTGATGTAGTAGATGTCTGAGCTTGATCACTAGCATCGTTAGGAACTACACCTCTAGTTCTAACATAAACAGGTTGGTTTAAATTTGGGGAAGTTAGTGGAGAATTTATTATATGATGAACCTCATTTTGGTTCATTTTTTCTATTTCAATATATCTAGCACCACCAACACAGTCTGCGTGAAAAAAGTATAATTCACCTAATCTATAGTATAAAGGTAAGGTACCCATGCCGTTTTGACTAGAATTAGTAGACATAACAACTGGTTGTCTATATCTTTCAAATACATCTATTTTTTCTTTAATAATATCTACAGCATCACCGTGAGTGGTATCATTACCTAGTTGCTGCAAGAATTGTTTTAAATCAAAAAAATATTGTTCAAACAAGTCCATTTGAGCTTGATTAGCCAATAAATTAAACTCTTGAGGCGTTATATAACCTCTTTGTTCTTTATTAGCTATAGCTAAAACTCTTTGATATACTGTATCTATGCTTACTGCCATAATTTTTTTTATTTATAATAATTAGGCTACCGTTAAAGTAGCCTAACTACTATAGGTAATCTATTTCATTTTCTTTTGTATACTATCTAGAACTTCCATTCCTTCGTCTGTCTTAAACCAATCAGCTATTGCTGGGTATGGATCTTGATCAAACGGTATACCCATTATTTTTTTACTATTTTTCTCCCAAAGAAAAGCTCTGCCATCTGGTGACATTTTTATAACTTTTAACTTAACAGCTTTCATAGCTATATTTTTTAAATGAATATCTTCATCTTGCATTAGCTCTAAAAATTGCGCTGGGTTGTTTCTAGCAAAAACTATTATGTCTCTTTTTATTTCTTTACTAGTTAATGAAGATACGTTGGTTCCAGTTTCAACTCTTAATATAGCTTCTGCATCGTCTATATCTAGTGTAGACGCTATTTTTAAAGCTTCAATTTCTGTCTCTAAGTAGTTCAAATCAACTTCAGCGTCCATTTGATCATCTTTTTCAAAAAATTGTCTGTTTTTCATAGGGTGATAAAGCGATAACAGTTTTTGTAAATTTTGTTTTTGCTTTGGCACCATTAACTTGCCATCTCTAAAAAATATATGTCCTAAAGTTACTTGACCTTTTTGCTCATCAACAAATGGTGAGTTTTGGTTAGTAGCGTATCTTAACTCTCTTTGAATACCTTTTTCTTCGTCAAACCATAATAAAGCTTTTGCTCTACTGTGTTTTGCAGGTACTGTAAATAATAAAGGTGTTTTGTTACCTTTTAATAAATAAACTCTATCTTTAATCTCCCAAGCCGTAGGAGCTTTTTCTTGCTTTTTCATAATATAATATAATTTAATAAAAGTAATAATTACCCCCGTTGATATAACGAGGGTAAAAATTACATTAGTTATTGATTAGTCACCAGTAACACCATCAGCATCTTTAAACAAGATGAAGTTGTTAGCAGCTTGAACACATAAACATCTTTCTGATAAGAAATGAACGTTCATTGCGTCTTCGTCGCTAGTGTAGTTACCACCAACAGATCCAGTGATCCAAGACTTCATACGTCTGTCATCAGCTTCAGAAGCTCTATAACGGATATGTAAGAAAGGTCTTTTGATGTTCTTACCTAATTGCTGATCGTAAACAGTACTTGTTCCAGCAGGAACTAATACTCCTTGTACATCACCAACTAATCCTCTTGTAGTACCATCGTTTAGGTATTTCCAGTCAGACTTGTAAAAATCGTAAGAACCTCTTCGGAATCCTGAGAATCCTAAGTTAAGCGCCATGTCTTCTGAATTGTCAAATACACCGTAAGATGTACCTCCAGATCCATAAGAGTTTTGAACAGCTAGCATATTATCGATAGCTAAAGACGTTCCTCTATTTAAGAACATCATATTTTCTTCGATAGCTCCTTGCTTATCAAGCTCTTGTAACACAACGTCAAATTCAGCAATTCCTTCGCCTGCAGAAACAGAACCAAAATCAGGGTTATTGTAAATTAATCCTCTTTCTTCAATAGCAGAGAATAAACCTTGAGTTCCGTGTTGTCCTACAACAGCAGCAGTTTCAAAAACACCAGCACCATCCATTTGGTTACCAGAAACTGGCTCAGCTTCAATCATCGCCATTTCTAATTGATCTTCAAATCTTAGACGTGCTTCGTGTTCTGATTTTAAGTACCATAGATATCCACCAGTTCCAGACTCAGTAGTTACTTCTACCCAGCCGATGCTAGCAGTATCAGAACCGTTTACACTGTACTTGTCTCTTAAGATAATTGGCTTATTACTAAAAGTAGTAAAGTCAGCATCTTTAGAGTTTCCAGCTAAACTAGATCCTTTTTTATACTCAGAACCATATACAAATACGTTTAAGTTAGCAGTGTCATTCGCAATACCAGCAGCGGCTAAAGTAGCAGCAGTGTAAGGAATAACAGTAGCAGTAGTTGCACTTGGCTTAGCTGAAACGTAACATTTTACTGTAGTTCCTCCGCTGTTAACGATGATAGTGTCATGAATTTCAATCATAGAAGCGTTAGCCGCTGATGAAAAAGTTAACTCATTTGTAGCACCACCGTTAGCATCTGTAGAACAGTCACTAAAAGCAACGTGAATACGACCTTGTTCAGACCAAACTACTCGGTCAGAGGCCATAGGCATTTCAGCTCCTACCATTTTCAAAAATCCAGCAACAGTTCTGTTACCAAATCTTTCAACTTCTTTTTCGTAAACTTCTGGTAGGAATTGTTTAGTAAAGTTGTAATCATTACCTGTGATTGACAGATAATTCGACCCGTATAAATCTTTTACAGGTCTCGGGGTTAGGTGCGCTAATGCAGCACCTGATGAATTAAAAGGCATAATCTTTAATTTTTAATGTTAAATTATCTAGTTTTTATTTTAAACTTAAAGTCTCCGGTGTCGTTGTCAACGCTTCTTACTGTAAAACCGTTTGGACTTGGGGCTTTCTCGTGAGTTGACCTTGGTTCCATATCGATGTTTTTAGCTTTAGCTACACTGTTTTTAACAGCATCAGCCTTACCTTGTTCGTAAAAATGTTGAGCTACTAGATCTGGATTCATAGCGGTAAATAAGCCTTTGTGATAACCCGTAGCATCAGACATCTCATTTTTTTCATTCAAGAACTTCTTGACAAAATTATTAATGTCGCTTTGAGTATCTTTGACTTTACCAGAATCTTTTACGTTAAACCTATATTTCTTTTCACCAACCCTATATTCAAAACCTTTGAACTGATCGTTAAAAACATTATTTGTTTTTTGTTGAAACACATCTTTATAGTGATCTTGTAATTTCTGATTTTCCTCAGACTCTTTGTTATATCTATTAAAGAACTCAACTGCTTTCTGTTGCTCTGGGAGTAACTTGCTACCAGCCTTGATCTCTTCATAGTATTTAGACTTTAGCCCGTCTAAGTGGCTTTTAGCACTTGCAACCTGCTCTTTTAGTGCTAATTTTTTTCTTCTAACATCTCTCTCGTCGTCGACTTCTTCGTCGAATGAAAAATTATCTTCCATTAAGAAGTTTATTTCTTCTTCTTCTAAGTGAGGTTTAGTTTGTTTGTAATATTCTTTTAATAAAGCTTTGTCATTATAATTACTAAAATCTTGATTTAGCTTTACATAATCTTCTAAGCTTCCACCAGTTTCTTCCATAAAGTCTACGACTTTTTGTATGTTTTCTGGTAAAGGTTCACCTGTTTGCTGGGCTTCAGCTATAGCTTCTTCAACTTCTTCTTGTACTTCTTCAGCTTGCTCAATAACTTCTTCTTCAGTTATTTCTTCAACAATAGGTGTTTCTTGTTCCTGATTTTCAACTTGTTTTTCAACGTTTTCTAGTTGATCATCGGTTTTAACTTCTTCTTCAGCTGGTTTAGCTGATAAGTCAAGTTTAATTGTACCATCTTCTAAAACTTCAGATTTTGGTACATCACTAGCTTGTTCTTCTGGAACAGCCTCAGCTTGAACCTTTTGATTCTGCTCTACAGCTTCTTCTTGAAGTTCTTCTTGTTTTTGTTCTTCTGCCATAATATGATATTATAAAATTAATAAATAATTACCTAGGTCCAAATGAACCTAAGTCAATGCCTCCACTCATACTATCATTACCTGAAGACTCAAAGTTTTTAGGCGCTTTGCCATTATTTCTTTGGTCCATTAATTCAGATTGTTGAGTAGCCTGCATTTTTGTTCTTTGATCTTTACGATCTTCTTTGTAAGCTTCTTTGTTTTTAGCGCCTTCTACCTCTAAGCTTTTTAGTTGCATGTTAAGTTGAAACTCATAATTCATAAGTTCTTTTTTATGCATTACCTCTTTAGCCATTTTAGAATCTTCTAATTGTGCTTGTATTTGCTCTAACTGTATTTTTTGTTCAGTTATAGCTTGATTTTTCTGTATTTCAGCCTGTGCAGCAACTTGTTGCGCTTGAGCGTTAGCTTGAGCTTGTGCTTGTATGTTTTGCTGCTGCATCATCTGATCTTTTTCAATTTTCTTTTTTCTACGTATTTTTAGCAATTGATTTGCTAGTTTAACGTTTTTAATTTCTCTTAGATCAATAGCATCTTCAAGTTCTATGCCTCCTCCACTAAGAGCCATCTGTATATTGTTTTCAAGCATTTGTTTTTGCTCCTCATCAGGAGATAACTCTATTGTTATACCAAAATCACATAAATGTAGGTTTTGCATTTCTGCTAAAGTAGCTACATTATGTATACCTATTTTTTGTATATAAGCATCTTTTGTTGGAGAGTACTCTAATATATCAGAAACTCTTAATGAAACAGCTTCTGCAACTTCCGATGTTAAGAATAAACCAGATTGTAATATATGTCTTGTTGCTGTGTTACTATTAGCTGCTGCTATTTTTTGAACACCAACTAAAGCATCTTTTGAAGGAGTAGAAGCGTCTGATGCTTCGTTTAACCCGGTTACGTCGCGGATCATTTGCAAATAATAGTTATATGTACCAATCAAACTTTGCATTTTACCACCAGCATTACCATTTTGTATTTCTTGTATTGGAACTTTACCTGGGTTCATGTCACCTTCACTAGTCATAGATCTACCTATAATACTACCAGTTTGGAAAAACATGTTTAACGCTTCTTGTGGGTTGTAATTTGTTCCATTACCTAAATCTATTTCTGCTAAACCATCTACATCTAAATATATACCATCAGGTGTCATTCTAGACATAACCTGTTGTAGTTTTAGATGAGTTAACTGTATCATGTCAGCAAAACCAGTTATACGACTTACTAAACTTTCTATTCTACCTTTATACATTCGTGGCGCGCACATAGCGTAGTTCATCTTAACCTTAGTATAATCACTTTTAGGTCTCATCATGTTTTTACTCAAATTCCACTTAAGTAATATATCAGTACCTAATATGATAGCTCCTTCATATAAAACTTCAAGTGATTTTTGTAGTTTACCAAACTTCATTTCTAAAGCTTCATCTAATATAGGATTAAAAGTATCATCTTTTACTATAACTTTGCTAGCTCCAGTTGCTGTTTCTTTTACTTTATAAACCTCATTAGCATATGTTTTATAATTAAAATATAAAACTTGCACTTGGTTTTTATCAACTTGGTTTGATTCTGTAAGGCTTCTATTATAAAAACCTTGATTTTGAAAACCTTGACCAGTTATTTTGTTTAACTGATCATCTGTTAAGTTAGGAAATTGTTTTTTGAGCTCGTTAATAGGTACGTTTTTAACCTCACCTACATAGTAAACATCGCTAAAATAAGGATCTTCTGTGTACGAATAAACCATATTAGCAGGGTCAACATACTCTACTTTTATACCTTCAGCTTTATTATAAACAGTTTTAACAGCTCCAATACCTAAAACTGTTAAATCATAATTAACTCTTCTTCTTGTTAAATCGTATTTATTACCGTCTAATACTACGTTTATAGCTTGCTCTTCCGCTAATTCTACAGCTTGCTTGTAACTAAGCTGCATATGTAAATCTAATTCTTCTTGAGAATCAGGTAGTTTTTCAGGATCATTTTCAGCTAAATTTATACCAAAAGACTCTTTAGCGAATGATATTAAATCTTGACTGCGCATGTCTCTTAATACAGACTCCATGTAAGCTGTTCTTTTGCTAACGCCTGAGGGGTCTTGAGAGTATGCTTTTATGTCATAAACTCTTTCTGAGATACCGTTTACAACTATGTCTACAAACTTTGGTATAACAGGTACTGGTTTCCAGTCTAAGTTTAAATAGCTTAAGTCACCGTTTATAGATAATTCGTCTTTATATTTTTGTATCGATTGTTCTCCTCTAGCGTATAGTCTTAGTTTATGAAATTCTGTTTGATTACCAAAGAACCTATTAGTACCAGAGTCTCTTTTAAACCACTCGCTTTCAATTGCTTTAGCAACTTTCAAACCGTAGTCTTTACTCATTTTTTCTAAATCGCTAGCGACTTGACTTGGAAAATAACCTTTAACAACTGATTCAGCCATATTAATTTTCTATTAATTTTGAATGCGTTCCGCTTTGTTTGTATCTAGCAAAACTTATATTTATTTTTTGTTTTTCTACTTTAGCATTGGGTGCATATAAATGCCTATTGCAACCCATTATAGCTAAACCAGAACTAATAGAAGCATCAAACTTAGTTCTATTATTTATATCAAATTTAGCCCAGTCACTTAATAATTCATTAAAGTAGACTGTTCCAAAAGAACCATCTGGCGTAATACCAACGTGATCCTGTATGTACATTTCAATAGCAGAGGCATGCGCTTGCTTTATGTCTTCACTTGAATTTGGTATACCACCAACTTCTTTTTCTGCGGTTGACAATTTATTCCAGACCTTATCAGGCCTATTCATCGAATATCCTCTATAACCACGCCTTCTTAAATAATACAATAGACGGGGTTTATTATTCTCTGCTAGTATAGGCATCCCGTAAAACACAAGTGCCATTAGAACGTCCTCAAAGAATATCTCAGCGGTCTGAGGCCTAGCTATATACTCTAAAAAGAAATGATTAGCGGGTGAATCCTCCATACTAAACTTTGTTAAACCATGCAATGCACCTTTAGATCCTTTACCGTCAACTGTTCCTGATATATCATAACTATCGCAACCAAAACAACCCATGTGGATATTACCTGGTCTTTTTAAACCGTTTTTCATTACAACATTATTTTGTAGATGAGAAGGTGGTGTCCAGCTTAGTTTAAATCTACCGTTTTTATCTGGATAAAATATAACTTTACTATCTTTTACACCATTTAACCATTGGAAATTACCTGTTGTTATAGTATTTTCATATCTAGTTTCTTCGTTGTAATCTATTTGCTCGTATATTTTTGCTAAATTAAATATACTATTTTTAGTTTCATCTCTGAAAGCATGTTCTTCAGTACGTGGAAATTGTCTATAAAATTCATTTAAAGCATCTCCATCATTTTTTAAACCATCAGCTTCGTTTTGCCAATGCTCTAGTATTCCTATATCTATATTTTCCCCATAGGGACCAAAAGTTTCTTGCTCGGGTGTATCGAATACAGGTAAGCCATAAGAATCAATGAATCCTTCGTAGTTCCATTCCATAGGTATGAACAAACTATATAATCCTGAGCTTGTCTGTCCATTGCGGTTTCTTTTTGTAACATCTGAGTTTTTATATAATTTTTTAAAATTATCACCACCTTTATCTAAAGCATTTGATGTTGAACCCATCATACACTTTCCAATTACTCTACTACCTAGTCGTAGGGTGGTTTTCGTAACACGCCAGTTGTTGAGGATGTTGTTCGGCCTCTCCCATTTACCGCTCTCGTCGTGGACGAGGAGTTTAAGCTTCTCACCGTCGTAGGAGTTGTCACCCGTATTCTTCCAGTCGATCGTGGTGTCGAGACCCTCGAGTTCCTGTAAGGCTTCGTTACTGGTAAGTTTTCTTCTGGTAAGCTTACTGGCTGGGACCCTGAAGGCAAGCTCGGTCTTTGGACGATCCATTCCGTCCTGGATGGGTTTGAAAAAGAAGGGGTAATTAATGGATATTGGTACCACCTTGTCAGTAAACATCTTCTTCGCATCTGGTCCACTCTTAGATAATATTCCATATCTAGAGTCAGAGGATATGGTTGCCATGTTAACCACCTCGCCTGATGCCATAAATGAGAATCCAGATCGCCTATTCTTAAGATAGCACATCCCATAGGATCTGTAATCGGCCTTACAAGCCTCCCAGAAAATATAGAATAATCTATTTGACTCGCGAAAGTCCGGTGCTCCAACGTCGATTTTACTCCACTGCAAGTACATGTAATGAGTACCAGTAACGTAAGTAGGAACGCTTTTGTTATAAAACCAAAAACCTTCCTCCCTTCGGGTAAACTCATTATCGATGTAATCATACCATTTTTCTTTAAAGTCTTCTGGATATTCTTTCCAGTCAAAAACTGTTTTTATTTTACCTAACTCTTTTGGGTATTCAGATTTTTCCCAAGTATTTTTATCAAACTTAAAAACATTTGTAGGTTTTTTGGGTAAAGCTATGTGCAAGTTTTGTATGCTATACACCTCACCAATCTGACCCGTTCTGCTTATAACTACAACATCATGCTCTTTGTTATAACCATATTTCCAGCTTTTAGACTTATTAAGTCTTTTTACGGTATTTATTTTTATAGGTTCTACAACCTCATAAAGCGATTGCTGGTACATTATTTAGATCTTCTTTCTGCAAAACCACCAAAAGCCTTCTTTTCTTCTACTTTTTTAGGTTTTTCATTCAACATATCCTCTTCTTCCTGTATTCTGTTTAATATTTCAAAAGCATCAAATATAGCTAGTTTTTTAGTAGCAGCAGCATTTTTAAGTCTATCAGCTGATATATCATCATCTGAATCAACAATAGCTTCTTTAGCTACTTTAATTAGCTCTTCAACAGCCTTATGTCCAGCTTGGATTATATTCTTTTTCGTTTCCTTGATATTCATACTTTATAGTTAATGCTTGAGATCTAATTCTATAAAGTCTTTCACCATCTATAACAAATTCATATTCGCTACTAGGCGTAAATCCAACTAAATCACCTTTTTCAAAAACACTATCTATTGTTTCATCTAGGAACTTTAATATTCCTATATAAGGTTTTTCGTTGTTAAGATTAAAAATATCATTAGATTCAATAGGTTTTACGAATGAATAGCCTTTAGGTGCTTTCCAATCGTCTTTGTTTTTATATAAAAATATTTGATCAAAAGAACATAGATAATTTTTATCATCTATATAACTTCTGCTGTTTTTTTCAACACCTCTTATGTCATGAAACCTTCTAAAAACGTTATGGTGAACAACAACTTGATCACCTACCTTAATATTAGTGTCACCTGTTATTGGTACACTTTTAACTTTTGCAAGCCTATTAACGCTTTGATGTGTAAATATTTGAGTATTTAGTATAAGTTTTTTACCTTCAATCTCTTTAGTGTTGTTATATCTAGATCCAATAGGTTCTATAACAAAGTCAAAAATACTTTTCATTAATACTCTAAGTTATACTCAACAGCTACAGCCATGTTTTTATTAAAGTCTTTCCAAGGTAAAACCTCGTCATTTTTTTTAATAAATATACTGAACTTATCGTCTTCTTCTGTTATATGACAAATAGTATGCCCTCCGTAGACCTCTTGACCTACGGAGTAGTGCATAGCTTCATTTTTATAATCTTTACCGATACTAATCTTTCTTATCAGCTTCATCTTTTATCTCGCTTATAGTACCGTCTTTAATATTAATAGATACATTACCGTATTCTTTTTCTAGATTCTCTTGAATTGCTCTAAGGCTCATTTGTAACTCTTGAGTCATTGTTAATAAACCAAACTTTTGAGTTTCCATTTGACCTAATTGAGATTGAGCTTGTTGTATTTTGTTAATTACATCTTGAAGCTCTTTCAGTTCTTCTTCTTTAATTGAAGGCGCTAAATCTACTATTTTTTCTTTTTTTGCCATTTTATTTAATTTAATTGTTATTTATGCACTATTGCATAGTATAATTATTACATATATAGTACTTTAATTAAAAAGCTATTGTCATATGTTAATTAGTGGTTTTAGTAATATCTACGTTTTGTATAAGTCCTGAGTCCTTATTCATTACTTGGTATCTAATTTGTATATACCAATTTCCTGTTGGTACTGTTGTAAGGTTTTGAGAAGCTTTTAATAATAAAGGCTTGTTGAGTGCCATAACTTTACCAGTTGTTCCTATACCGGCCGCGTAATACCAAGCGGCGTTGGTGTTTAGTAAAGTGTTATTTATAACAAATAGTCTATTGAATTGACCAGGATAAGTACAATTGGTAGTGTCACAAAAACCTATAGCTGCTGTTGTTTGTGCAGTACTAGTCCAGTTACCAGATGTACCACCGCTATTATGTATTATACACTCGTAAGGTATTATAAAGCTATTAGCTCCTGGCGCTGGTATTAAAGTTGTTCCTGTAGTACTTAATAATTTAAACGCATCACCTGATAACTTAATAGTTACAATACGCATGTCTTCAACTATCTTACCTCCACTTCCAAAAGCTGTACAATATTTAGGTTGATTTTCAGTACTGGACATTGCGAAATAACTACCCTTACCGTAGTCACCCATTTTTACGTATCGACCACCTGCAGTACCATCACCGTGAACATATAGATTTTGCTCCGAAGTGTGTCCAACATTTAATTGGTTTCTTACACGCATTGATCCATTAACATCAAACGCAGCGCCAGGGGTTTGCGTTCTAAATCCTACTTTTTTGTTTTGAGAATCAATATATAAAGTAGATGTTGTCTTGTCTGCTGTTCCAATATAAATATAGCCTTTACTTTGCGAAAGAAATAAGTCATCAGGCCCACCACCACCAACAAATGATTCACCACTTTTGTGATATAGGCTCAAATTACTACTTCCTCCATAATGACTTCTTACATCATCTCCGTGTAAAGTATTACCAGTCATAGTGCCACCAGCTAGTGGTAAAGCGTTTGGAGTGTAACTAGGGTCAGAACTAGGCACCCACGATGGTGTTGCGTCAGCATTTGTTGGGGCAAAAGTAGTTGGTAAAGCGGATATATCTACACCATCAACTGTTTTACCAGAAGCCATAACAATATTACCTGAAAAAGTTGCGGCTCCTGTTTCTAATATTTTTAATAATTCTGTACCAGAGCCAGACGAACTATTTGTATACCAAGCAAAGTATCTATTAGTATCATCATTGTCTGTGTCAATATTAAATGTCATTAACTCTTTAGCATTAATATGACCAGACGCTGTATTTGCTTTACCTAAGTCTAAAGTTCCACCCTCAACAGTTACGCCTCCTGAAAAAGTTGCGCTTGAGCTATTTAATACAAACCAGTTTTCACTAAGTGGAGCTGTTGCTGATGTTAGTTCTGGACTTCCAGTTTCAACATCAGACCTACCAAAAGCAATAACATCGTCTCCAATAAGGGCTGTACCGTGATCATTAACACTATTACCGGGTGCTTTTAAATATAAATAGTCCCCAACGTATGTATTCCAACTAGAATATAGTACATCGTGGTTAGTTGCGTTATTCCAGCTGCTTTTATACATCTCAAGTAAAGAACCAGCAGCGGTTGTTAGTATTTCATCATGAATGTTTAAAGTACCAGATACATCTGCATTACCGTTTATATCTAAACTTGTTCCTTCTAATTCACCATTAGCTTTGATTTGTCCTTGAAAAGTAAACGCCATGTTACCAGAGCTATCTGACGACCATGTATGTGTTTTATAAGTAGAACCGTAATACTGTCTCCAATTAACAGTTGTTCCACCATTATTACTTCCGTCTAAAAAGTGTGGGTAGTGACTACCGGCAGCATCATATGCAGTCATGTAGTAATGCCCACTATGTTTGTGACTATTGCTTGTAAATGTTTTAGCACCTGATATAGTTTGCGTGCCTGTTTTTGTAACAGCGCCAAGAGAACTAGCTGTTGGTAATACTTGATCACCAGTATTAGTACCAGATAAGTTGCCTATATCTGTAAGATCTTGTGCTGATAAACTTCCTGTGCCAGTTATATAGTTTCCAGAAGCTTGGTAACTTCCCGCGGCTTGAGCACCTATATCAGATAAAACTTGAGCGCCTGTTCTATATTTTATTTCGCCGGTATCAGAGACTAAAAACTTATCAACATCTGATGTTGCATTATCAATAGTGTCTACAGTAAGTTTACTTTTAACTTCTAATTTTTTATTAAATTCCCAAGCAGAATTAGTTTCGCTCCAAAGTAAATTTGCACCAGAGCCATCAACAATGATACCTGAGCCACCTGAGTTAGATTCTGTTTGACCTTTACCAATTGTTATGGTTTTATCAGCAACATCTAAATCTGTAACGTTATAAGAGTTTATGTCACCAGTAATTATTAAATTGCCAGTTACTGTTAAATTGTCGTCTATTGTTACAGCACCACTAAACGTGCCGCCATTTGCCTTAGATACATAATCTGTAATAGCCGCTGGTATATTTGGTTTGTTTAATATAAGCGCATCACCACTAGTAGCATTCCAATCAGACTGTACGTTTTGTTCTGCATTAGATGGCGCATGTGCTGCTTGAGAATGGGAGTAAGCAGTGTTCCAGTTGCCTATCGCTGTTGGACTAACAGTAGCACCACCAATCATTAAGTAACTGCTTGTATACGCTGTTGAGTTAGCGCGTATTATAAAGTCAGCCCCACTATTGTTTTCTCTTGTGATAATAAAGTCATTGTTGTCTGCATTGTAGACTCTAAATTTGACATCATCATCATCTTGAAAAACAATGTGTGGTGATTCACCTGAGCCATCGTCTAAAGTTAAATCACCAGTCATAGTACCTCCTGCTTTTGGTAGAGCGTTATCCGCCTTAGTACCTTGTGCTGATGTCGCAAAAGCACTAGAGGCAAAATTAGCAGCAGTACCTAATCCATCAAAATCAGATTTCAAAGTTGCTACATCTACGCCATCAACTGTACCACTAGTAATTATATTTCCATAAAAAGTAGCACTTTTGTCAGAATCTAAAAACAAAACATTTTCTAAAGCAGATCCAGTGTATACCTGCATTTTCATTCTTGTTTTCTTATCGTTAGCCGCAAATGTATTATCTGCTTCTGTTATAATAGTACCAACTGTTAAATCACTTGTAACAACACTATCTTTTGCTTTAAAATTTATTACACCAACATCATCACCAGCAGCAAAGTTACCGCTACCAGTATGATCTTTTATTGTTGAAAGATCAAGAACCGCTTTAGCTGTTGCATCATCTTTTCTTATAGTAAAGTTACCATGAGATATTTGGCTAGTTGGTAAAATCTCATGAACTAAATTACCATCTACTTTAAAGTTAAATCTAGTAGAAGCAGCGTCATTATCAGTATCAGCTTCTATATAAACATATGAGTTAGCTGCTCTAATTTTAAAATCTACATCATTAGTAGTGTCTGTAATTACAAGCCTAGGTGTACTAGCATGAGTAATAGTTAAATCACCTGTCATAGTGCCACCTGTAAGAGGAAGATATGTATTAGATGCGATTGACGATGTTAAGTAACCTGGATCACTTGATGGAACCCAAGAAGGAGTAGCATCAGCATTTGTAGGAGCGAAGGAAGTTGGTAAAGCACTTATATTAACACCATCAACTGTACCAGATACAGTAATATTACCACTTATATTTAATGCGTCTGAATAAACAGTTCCATCAAAATAACCATCTTTCCACTCATAACTACTAGAACCTAAATCATAAGTATCATCTTTACCAGGTCTAAGATGCCCATGTAAATAACCATCTTTATATCTTTCTAAGAAATTAACACCTCTTGTGGTATCTGTACCTGTGTTGTTTAGATTATTATTTCCAGCGGCATAGTTAGCCATGTATAAAGAGTGGATTCTAAAATAACTATTATTTACAGAACCACCTAATGTATATTTTAATCTTCTTGTTGCAGCGTTTGTACCACTATTACTATTAACTTGTCTTAATATAACTTGGTCTGTATTATCAGTTATCTCACAAAGAGTTTGCCAAGCGCTAGCTCTATAAGCTTCAATTTTTACATATGTTGGTGTAAAACTACCTGAACCAAATACAATACCAGCCCATAGTGAATATTGTGCTTCATTAGTCCATTCTAATTCTACTACACCTGGTGTATCTGTGCCGTGTTGATAAATACCATCAGAACCATTATCTGAGTACCAACTACCCGCTGTGCTTGAGTGTGCATCAAAAGCGTTTGCCCAACCACTGTTCGTATTTGTTACTTCATTGCTATAAGTGTAACTACCTGAACTACCACTTCTTGATGCATAAAAACCACTTGTAGTTATTGTAGCGTTGCTCCATTTATTAAACCCAGCTAAATCATTTACAATATGCGGTATATGAACCATATTAGCTTCTGATGCAGGATTTAAAAAACCACCTTTTACAACAGTACCGCTATTACTTGTGCTAATGCCATCGTACTGCATCATCATACCATCACCAACTAATATTCTGTTAGTGTTAATGTCTAATCTTTCAGTACCTCCAGTTACAACTCTCCAAACATCGGCAGCTTCAAACTGCATGTATGTGTCGGTATCACCGCTGTGTATTATTTTATTTGGTATAGTTATATCTCCAGTAAATGTTGGACTTGCCTTTGGAGCAGCAGCATTTGCTGTATTAGTTGTAGTTGTCAACACAGCGTCTCTTGCAGCTATATCAACACCATCAACTGTACCGGTTAAAGTTATATTTCCAATATTTTTTAAGTTTCTACTTAAATCTATAAATTGTGTATTACCACCATCACCTATATATAATCCATTATCACTAGCTGTTGTACTCTCTGATCTAAATCTAAATTCATTTCTATTTGACCAAGTTGTGTCATTGCCAGGAAAACCATATGCGTGAAAACCACTCTCAGCGGAAAAAATAACAGTTTCTGAGCTTTCATTAATATTATCTCTTATCTGACCTCTAGTGTCTCCAGCCGCTATTATAACAGAATCATCATTACCAAGCAGTAAAGCTCCGTTATCTGATACTCTTTCTAAAACTACTAATTCACTACCATCTCTATCTACTTTTATCATAGGAACTGATGTGGTGCCGTCGTAAGCACCTGTATCGCCCGTTGGTTCGCGATCAAATAGTATATAACCGGAAGTGCCTGTAAATGTAAGCTTATTGTTTATTGTTGTGGCGCCTAAGGTTAAGGAACCGTTAATTGTCGGGCTTTCTAATATTAAATTTGTATTAGCACCACCTAAAGTTAAAGTTCTTGTTGAGCTAGAATCAGCATATATAACCATGTTCTGCTCAAACCTAATATCTACAGCATTTGTTCCATCTCCAATATAAACATCGTCACTACCATTACCAATAATAATATCACCGATAGCATTACTCAAAACTAGGTTATCACCATCTTGATCTATCTTACCAGCGTCAGTGCCTGCTGAGGTTTTAAATTGTATGTGCCCAGCGTCATCTATTATTATGTTATTTAAAAATGGTATTGACATATTTTATTATTTAAATTCTTCCTGATATTCTTTTTTTACCAACATTAAAATTCGCTGAAGGTCTTACTGAAACTTTAGCAAAATTATTAGGCCACATTTCTAATCCATTTGGTGGAGATACAGACATTGCAACTTGTATATCCTTAGCGTAAAAACCCTCATGAACTAAATTATGATTTGAGAAGTAATAACCAAATCTTAAAAAGTAAGCCCTATACTGTGGTTGAACTGTTAATGTTTTTGTTTCCCAAGCTCCATCAGCGGCTGTAGTGTGTTGAGTGTATTCTATAAAACCTTGATATAATTTACCTTGAGCTTGCGTGCTGTTTTTTAAATCAGCTGTTTCATCAGAATCATCTAAGTCTAAGTCATCTTGAGCAAATCTATGGTTGTTATCATTAACGTCGTATTCGTTTGCACCGTAAAGCATATTGTTAGCATAAGACGCTATAATATAAGGTGGATTATTATTACCTAAAGTAGACGCTGTTCCATCAAGCTCGTCTGTAGGTATATATATTACAGATTTTATCGCAACTGTACAGTTTGCTGGAACTTTAATTATTCCAAAAGCATTTGGATTACTACTCCAAGAAGGAACCCAAAGATTGTTGCGTAAGTTTTGTACACCTTCGAACTTAGTCATGTTGTAAAAAACTGTTACTTTTTCATTTTCTTTAAAACCTTGTTCAGTAAAAGCATAAGTACCTTTCCAACCAGTGCCACCTCTTCTTAAAGCGTGATGGCTACTGCCGTGATTTTGTAAAGTGTTTGCGTAAATTACACCCGTACCTTTCCCGTATATACTCATTGTAGCATCCCAATCATTAGGGTATACTTTAGAGTTATCTACTATTACGTTGTTATTACTGTCAGCTAGGTTACATAATTGTTTATATCTATTAACAAAAAATCTTCTATAATTAGGACTTATTGTAGATCCTCCAAAGTAAAAACCATAACCACGCTGATTTTCAATTCGCATGTGCATTACCTTAGCTTGATCGTTTTGTCTACCTATATTAAAAAGCATCAAACCATAATCTTCAGCGTTATAATACTGGCCATAAGAATATTCGTTAGGCATTTCATATCCAGCTTCTAGGTTTGAACAAGCGTAATTACAGTGTGCTGTAATATGTCCATGAGACTTAATATAATATTGAGAGCTCCAATGCCACACTCCTCTACCTGCACCAACTACTATATGATTTCTGCTAACCATACCATATGGATGTCTTATACATATAGAGCCATAATCATCGCCGTCGCGCACGTCGTTACTATATTGATTATAAGAGCTAAAACTACACCCGTCTATATAATTCTCACCGGTTTGTGATACACCGCTATTGTTATGTATTGTGTTACTGTCTGCTGACGAGCCATTTATAGTTGTGTCATAATAACCACCATAACCAGCTATTGTTACACCAGCTCTAAAGTTCGTACTGTCATTAGTATTATATCCTAATCCAGAAAACTGTACGTATTTTATCTTTACTCTTCTTGTTGGTGCATTGTTCCAACTATTACTTGTCCAATATCTTACATTAAAAAAAACTCTGGCCGTATCTCTGTCACCGTCAGCTATATCATTACCACTGGTATCACAAGCTTTAATAACAACATCTCTTGTCATTTTTACAACAGGATCACCTACGGCACCGTTAAAAAGTATATCTCTATCAACTGTTATTGTTTTAGCGCTAGTATCAATACTTGATATAGTATATTTCGCTTTAAGCCTCCATACACCTTCATTAGTATTTAATGACGTACTTCCAAAACCGCTAGAGGTGTAATAATAGTTACTAGCAAGATTACCACCAAGTTTACTAAAGCTAGCGTGTATATACACTTCGTCACCAACTGAAAAATCAGTTACGTCATTAAGAGTAATAGTTCTAAGATTAGTAGCACCTACATACTCTGTAGCTATAGCACTTGCGATTCTTCTGCAGAATTTTCCATTTATGTGATATTTTTCGGTGCCGGTTTGATATACTTTTGCACCAACTAAGGAGGGAGAGTTGTCGACAGAACTACCAAAGGTAATAACATTTGTTTTTAAGTTTATATCTGTGACTCGTAGTACATTTCTATTATTACCTGTACCAAATATTAATAGATAATTAATTCTAAATACAGCAGCATCATCTACTGTTATTGTAGATCCACTAACTGATTGTATCGTTGCTTCAGGGCAAACGTATTGTTTAAAGTATATTCTATCGTTTATAGTATCTACATCATGAACAAAGAAACACTCGTCATTAACAAGTGTATAATCATCTTCTCTTTTATAAAGTGATATTCTATCGTTAATCGCAAAATTACTAGCGTCAGCTACTGTTATATAAGAAGAATCAGGCGCATGGTTACCGTTAACTGTTGTTATTAATGTAGGTTCGCTACCATCTATTTGAACCCCGCACCACTTTCTACTATAAACTTGTATACCATGCTGCGCACTATTATCTCCTGATATTTTTATTTCAGTACCGCTAGCCATACTAAGCAAAGAACCAGAAGTTGTTGTGCCTTCAACAAATTCACCAGCTGAATCATTGTTGTTGCTAGTATTGTTGACGGTCATACGACCATGTAGATGCATTTTACCATTAGTAGCAAAGTGTAAGTTACCATCAATGGTAATATCACCTGTTTTAGCAGACTGTATATTTGTGTTTAAAGTAACTTTATGGCCATGTGCAATAACTACTAAATCATCAGCAGCAGGAACTGATCCTCCTACCCAAGTAGAGCCTGTAGCCCAGTTACCCGATGAATTACTCGTTATTGTCGCCATCTACTATTGCTTCGTTATATTGTTCTTGATATTGAGATACATCTAACGCTATTTCAAATGATAGTTTGTCGCTATTATCAACAACTGTATTGTCATTGATAACAGCAACCACATCATCATCTTTTGTGAGCGTTAAAGTAGCATCTGACTTATCATATTCTACTTTAATTATCATTTTATTTTATTTAATTTATTAGCTTACAGCTGGAAATTTCTCAACAAGCACTAAGTAGTCTTCAGTACTAGAAGGCGCTTTGCCAAATGTTACAGTAATTTTATTATTAGAAGTGTTACTAGTTGTTGAGTTTTTAACATCAACATACACGTTTTGATAAGTAGCACTGTTTCCATTATTACCATAATGTAATACGGTAGTTCTGACAAGTTGTGTTCCAAAACCGTGAGTTACCTCAAAAGCTGTTGTACTTCCATCACCACTTATTTTCTTAGTTACTTTGTTTGAAGATGATTCTTTAGCATCTAATTGAGTTTGAATATTAGATGTAACACCATCAACAAAGTTAAGTTCAGCACCTGAAGCAGTAACTGTAGTACCAGAAAGTTTTATTGAACCAGTAAGGTATAGATCTTTAAAAGCACCAGTTTGATTACCAAGATCTACAGAGTTGTGAGTTATTGGTGATAGTTGTGACGATTGAACTTTAACACCCCCTTGACCATCTGAGTTTGCAATAATACTTACAGCGCCTGATGCACTGAAATCAATTCTAGCGTCATCACTTGCTTTACCAACTTTTAATCCAGTATTATATATACTTGATATTACAGTTTGAGCGGCATCAATGTTAATTACACCTGAGGTAGCTGTTAAACCATTACCCGCAAATAGTGAAGCAATTTTACCAACTTGGGTTTGCTTCATGGTTCCACCGTCATTATGTATGAAACCATCACTATTAATAACAGTACTAGCTCCAGGAGTAAGAGAACCGTCAAGTTTATCAAATTCAGTTGCTGTTACACCAGTATCGTAAAGATCTTTTGCATATTTTAAATCATCAACATCACCATCAAAACCATCTAAAGTATTAAGTTCAGCAGGAGTAGCTGTTATTGCAGCTGTTGAAGCAGTATCAAAAACAGCAACGAAACCACTTTGGTTTGGTAATTGTATTGTTCTATCTGCTGTTGGATCTACAAGCGTAAGTTTAGTTTCAAAATCATCAGCTGTAGCTCCTTCAAATAATATTGTATTATTTTCTACAACCTGTACTGTTTCATTACTTATTGTTTGAGTACCTGATACTTCTAAGTTTGTTACTTTTAACGTACCAGTACTTGGATTAAACTTAAAGCTGCTTTGTGATTGACCTTGTTGTGCGCCAGTTGCTGTTTCAACAAAAGTAACAAATTTATCATCATCATCAGTAGCAGCAGAAATGTTTTGTAATGTATCTGTATTGTCGTTTGGAGTTGTTACAGAACCACCTAACGCTATAGCTGTACCATTAATTGTAATACTATCGTTAACAAGTTCGGCATTTGCAACACCATTGTCTTTTATTTGAACATCACCAGCTACACTTACTGAGAAATTGTTTGTGTTAAACTTAGCTACACCTAGATTTGTAGATGATGCTTTTTCAGCTTCAATTTTTAACGTACCATTGGTATCATCATATGTTGTTGTTATTCCTTCACCGTCATTTCCTGTTATTAATCCACCAACAAAGTCTTCAACTTGTTCTTGAGTTAAAGGTGTAGTTGATGCTGCAATAGACAACTCATCTCCAGCGTTATTTGGTGTAAGAGTTATATTATTACCAGCAACAAACTTTATGTCTTGCGTGCCACTTGAAGCTCCAGATTTTGTAAGTCTTAACAATGCGTCACTACTACTATCTACGAAAGATGATGTAAAAACGTTTTGGGTATTTGCATCTGAACCTGTTGCTACAGTTACAAAGTTAGTACCGTCAAGACAAACTTTTAAAAGATTGTTACCACTGTCAAAGAATATTGCACCAGCTGCCGCAGAGGGAGCTGAACTCGTAACATGCAGTTTTATGTTTTGTAGTTCATTGCCGTTTAAGTCAATGTCGTGTAAAAATTGTATTGCCATTTTTAAATTTTGTTAGTTTGCGTGTATCACTCCAGAGTTCAAACCCTTGAAAAACACTTTTGATTGATTGTTTGTTATATGTACTATTGGCACTTGAACTATTGAGCCAGTGCTTATTTTTACTGTTATGTTTGGAAATTTTCCTAAATTATGATCAACTAATAAATAATACTGTCCTGAGTCAGATACTAAGTCATTAGTTGAAAAAGATGAAGTAAAATTTTTATCTTGAGCACCTGAATAAGGTGTTAAAACGTAATAAACATCTGATATAAAACCTACGCCGTCTGAATTATTGTTTGACTGTAGGTGAGTCATTGAAATTTCATAATAATCTGTAGAACCTACTTGAGTTATTGTTTTTACTCTATAAACTGCAAAAACGCTAGGATCTTGAACCTGGCAAATTACAATATCTTTTGTTACATAAGTATTTAAAACAGATAGAGCTAACTTACCAGCTGGTCCATTTTGATACTTACTTACTATTAAGTTTACATTATTTGTAGTTGGAAAAGCCTGATTAATTAATGGTTTTACCTGCATGGTTCCAGGAGACATATTTGCCGAGTTTGTGTATTTAAAAGGAACAGAGCCAGCTATACCAGTAGCGTTTGTAGCACCTAAAAACTGAGCAATATCAGATACCTGGAAGTTTTTTGTAGCACCTCCGCTATTTGAACCTAGTAATCTGTCTGCAGCTTCGACACTAGTATCTAGCTTTACAGTGCTTATTCTTGCCATTTTATTTCTTTTTTATCATACTTGTGGCTTTTTCCGTCGTGCGCCCGCCGAAATAGGCTAATACAACAGCCATCATAACCTTCTCAAAAGTATCGTTCCATGTAACACCTATATTAAAAGGTATTGCTTCAACACTATCTAATATACCTGCAAGTGAAAAAATAGTAATACACCACACTAAAACTAGTGGGCGTACGTTTTTACTAAGCCATGAATCAGAGGCAGCGTCTGCTTGCCATCTATTTGTTATAGCTTCTATTTCTTTATTTTGCTGATCGTATATTAGTTGTTGTAATTTTATTTTATCCTCAACACTTACATCTGATTTTGTTATCTCTGCAATAGCGTCCTTAGGTGATACAACACCTTGTAAAACACTACCAAGCGCAGGGTTTATCATTCCAGCTGCTCCAAGTAATAACTTACCAACAGTTGTTTCTTTAAATTGTTTTTTAGGCATTTTCTTCTCTGTCTCTATAAAACTTCTTGTCTTTTCTAACGTATTGTTTCTTACCTCTAGTAACGTCTTGTTTTGCTTTTCTAGCTAGTAATCTTTGTTTTCTTTTTTGAAGTCTTTTAGCTTTTTTAATGTTACCATCATCTACAGCTTCTTGACCTTTTATTTGAGTTTTATCTAATCTATGCTCTACTCTAGTTTTATAATCCTTTTTAGGTTTTGAGCTAATAACAACCTCGTCTAAATAGCCAGACCTACCTGTTGTCATATCAGAAGGTATAACTCCTTTTTCTACAACTGGTGTTAGAGCTGGTCCTTTGTTTTTTAAAGCCGAGGCAGATGTTTTACCCACACCTACATTCAGCATAGGATCTTTAGCGGGGTTTTTTGATTTTGATTTACCTATTTTATGAAATAAGTTCTCCGATGATTTGTTTAGTTTAAATGCCATTATTTTTTATATTTATTAAGTTTAAAAGGTGTACCTGATTTTTTACCATAACCAACGCCTCTTCCGACCATATCAGCGACTCTTTTACCTATTGCTTTAAAGTTAAAATCACCACTGTTATACCCTTCTAAATCACTAGTTCTACCATAAGTTTCTACATCACTATCACTTGCGACTGTAAAATCAGTTCCATCTGAACCTTTACTCATTTTTTTTCTGTACTCTATTTGTTCACCAGATCTTGATGCGTTTCTACCTTGATTTAATTGATCAAATCTATTTCTACTAGATTCTCTTTGCGCATCCGCTTGCTCTGTTCTAATATCTGATTTTTGCTGTTTAAACCAAGCTCTTTTGTTTTTAAATGGTTTTAAACCATCTTTTACTCTTTGATCATTTGTAGCGTCAAAATCAGCATCAGTCATATTTCTCTTCTGCTTTCTTGCAGCTTTTACAGCTTGATTTCCTGCAACTTTACCTAATCTAGTTTGTACTCTATATTCAGAAGATGTAAATGGATCCATTTTATCACCAGGTTTACCAGGAGAGGCTATATTTTCTTCTTTATAAGATACACTATCACCGCCTTCTACCGGTGGCTCATAACCTTCTCTAAGTCCTTGCTTCTGCTCAGAAGCTTTTATTTCATCGTCACTCATTTTAGAATAAGCTACACATCTAGGGTCGTCCATAGGAACCTCAATACCACAGCGCTCTTTAGAAGCTTTGACAACTTTACCTGGGTTACCACTGTAATCTGGTACAGTGATTCTTTCTTCTGACACATTCACTAAATGATTTGCATCGTTTACTTTTTTACCTAGATCTTTTTTTATAGGATCTCCATCTTTCTTAAATGGACTAGCAGACCTTAGTTTAAATGGTGTTCCTTTTGCTTTTCTCATAATTTATTTATTTATTGATTTTTTGAATTACTTAAATCAACTCCTTCAGCGCCTTTAGCACCACCACCACTTTCATCAGGTGAGTTTACTATTGCTGGCGGTTTTTTTCTTTTTTGTCCTTCAGCTAGTTCAAAACCACTATCTAAACCTGCTCTAAGATGACCTACACCTTTACTAAACATATTATGGTTTTTAGCATAGATACTCTTTAGCGGTGTTCCTGATTTTTCATCTTCTGCCATTTTTCTCTTTTGGTAGATATTAAACGGTGTGTAGTTTGATCTGTTTTTATTTGACATTTTTTATTTTTTTACTGGTTTGTGTTTTAAGTGAGCTTCAGCTTCCCATTGTAGGCTGTGATTGCCTTCTTCCATCACTTCTCTTGAAAATATTTTCATAGGACTACCTGTGTCTTTTTTCCAATAAACGTTTTTATTGTCATACGCGAGTCTGTTTTGACCCATTTGATCATGGTGTACGTCTTCATGCTTTTTTACCTCTACTCTATCTTTTGCTGATAAAGACTTGTCCACATACGTAGTACCGTCAGTATTAGCCTCACCTTTTATCTCGCCTGGTAGATCTTTTAAAAATACAGGATTTGAATAAGTAGTTGTCACAGGATCTAGTCCTAGTAAACTGTTTATAGTGTTGGGTAGCTTAAATGACATTTTTATTTTTTTGAAGTGCAACCTTTTTTTAACGGTGTGGCAGACTTTTCTTTATTTTCCATAACTGCTTTAGCAAAATTTTCAGGTAAATTACCTTTCATTGCTTGACTTTCTAGCTTATCGTTAAATTTAGCTGCACTACCCGTATGATCGCAGTCTGGTATTCCACAGCAGTAGTTACCTGAAGACTTTGACATACCCAAATTGTTTGGACCTATTCCTTTCATAATTATCTGTTTTTATCTTTTATCATATCGTCTATAGATTTATTATAGACTTTGTCTGTATATGATTTATTTTTATAAAATTTACTTCTTTCTGAAGTAGGTAAGTCCTCTTCTGCTAAAAGTATTCTATATATTCTTGATATAAGTTGACTGCATTTAAATGATGTTTTGTAGATAGCGTATTTTTGTGAAGTTCTATTTCTTTCTCGCCAAACATCGATCCAACCTTCTCTACGAAGCCTTTCCCATCTGTTTTTATCCCACGAGTAAGTATATACGCCCTCTATAAAGTTATTACGTGTAAATCGCGATTTGCAATCTAAATAGATTAAAAGTTCTAAATCAGCGTCTTTGAGATTATAAGTTTTACAGGCCCATTTGCGTACGAGCCTGTAATACTTAAATAAATTCATATCTCTTAAATCTTGTGCTGTTAGTCTCATTCAACTAAAACTACATCACCAACTTGTATTACTTTATACAAATCGTCTTTTACCTGTATGCTATGACCAGCATGTTTGTCATAGTAAACTACATCACCTTTGCCAACTCCTTTTACTAAATTACCTATTGAAAGTATTTTAGCTTTTATATATCTATTGTCAGTATCAGTTTTTTCTGTTAATATAAGTCCACCTACTTTCTTCGGCTCTACTTTTATATTTTCTACTACGATATAATAATTAACTGCTTGCATTTTCAATTCTTATATTAGAAATTACACAATCTGCTGAAATTATAGTAGAAACTACTGATATAGCGTTTTTTAAAGCTGACTTTGTAACCAAAACCGGGTCAATAATGCCAGCATCTATCATATTTTTCATGCAACCACAAGTTACATCCATTCCCTCGCCATCTTCTAACTCTAAAACTGGTATTTTTTTAAGACCAGCGTTATCTAATATCGTAAAAAATGGAGCTAAAACAGCCTTTGACAATATTTCTTCACCTTCGGTGACAGGCTTATTGTTTCTGACAGCATCGACTAATGCAACGCCACCGCCCGGGACTATTCCTTCTTTCAAGGCGGCCTTAACAGCGTAAATAGCATCTTCTATTCTGTCTTTTTTCTCCTTCAACTCCACTTTTGAGTCAGCGCCAACCCTAACTAGCCCAACTGAACCACTTAACATGGCTAACCTCTGGTCTAGTCTACGTTTTATAAACTGATTTTTTTCTTTTTTTATGCTTTTTTGTACACTTTCAATCCTTTTTTGCAAATCTAAGCCTAAATCAATTGTGGTTAGAACTGTAGTTTTATCATCTGTGACTGATTTTTGTACTTCACCTAAACAATCAGGGTTAATAAGGTCTAAATCATCACCTAAGTTCTCATCCATTATTGTAGCGCCTGTTAAAAACGCTAAATCTTCAAGTGTACTTTGCTTTGTTGAACCAAAACCTGGTGGATCAATGTAATTTACCTTGATATTACCCTTAACTTTGTTCATTAATAACGTAGATGACACCTGAGTGCTAACCTCAGCCACTATAAGTAATGATCTTTTGTTTTTTATAACATGTTCTAATATAGGTTGTATCTTACGTATATTAGGTATTTCCGATGCTACTATTAAAACCAGTGGTTTATCTAGCACTGTTCGTTGTTTATCTTTATCTGTTATAAGGTGTGGTGATTTTAAGCCAGATTCTAACTGTACTCCATCTACGATTTCAACGTACGTCTTTTCTGTATCTGACTCTTCCATCAGTACCACACCTGATTTACCTACTTTTTCGTAGGCTTCAGATATTATACTACCTAATTTTAAATCATTGTTACAAGATATAGCCGCTACGTCTTTTAACATCTCACCTTCTACAGGTATAGCTATATCGTCTAGGTATTTATTTATTTTTTTAGCATAAGAGGCAATACCGGCTTTAGTATCTCTTATAGACTCTTTAGCTTTTGTTGCTTCTTTTAGTAGTGATTCAGCAAGGACGGTAGCTGTAGTAGTACCGTCTCCTGCTTCTTTCACTGTATTTCTAGCAGCTTCTTTAATAAGTGTTGCCCCTATGTTTTCAACCGGATCAAGTAAGACTACGCTTTCCGCAACGGTTACACCGTCTTTTGTTATCACCGGTTTTCCACGGGCATCTTCAAATATTACACACTTACCTGATGCTCCTAATGTAGACTTAACTGCTCTTGCTAGTTTATCTACACCTTGTATTACTTTGTTTTTAGCTTCGTCGCCAAAAGATAATTCTTTGACAAGTTCACTGGGATTGTGATATTCCATTAGATTAAATTATATTATATGTTATTTAAATGTTTTAACTACTTTTGGTCCTTTTAAGAAATCTACTTTTTTAGCATAGTGCTCTACTGATCCATCAATAGCAGCTTCTGCACCTTCTATAGTTTCTCTTCTTGTGACATCATGCCATTTTTCACAGCAATCATCTTTTTCAGGATCACAAGGACAATCGATGTCTTTGTATTCTGTTTGAAAGAATCCATTTGGTAGTTGTACAATCCTCCAGTTCTTTTTATCTGCGAGGTGTTTCCAAAGGTTTATTGTTTCTTCGGTTAATTGTGGTTGTGGTTGACTATTCCACGTATTAGTCTTGTAATAAAAATACGTCATTGTTTTGGTATTTAGGTTATTGGCATTATTGCCGGGTTACGCTTATGCGTTTCTTTCTTTACTTGTATCTCTGTTTTCAGATATAGACTGGTATATTGTTTTACCAGCTACACCGTTAACATGATGTATATCTCTGGTTGAGGTTTGGCCTATGCTTTGGTTTTGAGATCTCATGGCTGTACGCCTAGGTGTCTTAGCCATAGCTAAATCTCTTTCTCTCTTTGCTTTTAAAGCAGTAGGGGATAATCCTTGCGAGTTTCCTCTTCTTTTCTTTGCCATATGAGTATAATCACATATATTTAAAATGTTTTAAAGTGTGACAATAGGGGCTTACTTATATATCTTATAAGGCTACTGTCACGTTTTTAAAAAAATGTCAGATAATTAGGGGTATAGTGTTGCCCCCTCCCTCCCCACCATTACGCCTAAACAGAAAGCCAAATGTTTTGACCCAGCCCCACCCTTATTTTTATTTTATCCTATTATATACCCATTAACTCACCTTGTTTTTATCCTCAACTATCTGTGCATTACCCGTTTTTACACATGCATTCGTTTACATTATACGCTGTCACTCGCCGACACCTCAACAACCATGCCAAACCTTCATAACTATTATGACAATTTGACATGACACATATGACTGATTGTCATGACATTACGACATATACTTAATAATTATATTGTATGACATTGTGACATAGTGTGGAATGACATACTGACATATTCTATTACTAAACAATTCATATACTTTTTACAATGTAAATACGAACTCAAATGGATAATATAATTGAATATGAAACGAATATACTACATAAAGCAATTAACTACATTTCTTCAATCAAATCAAGAAATACTTTTACAACAATTGTTGCCACAAGAATTAATTAATGAAATATATTACTTTCAAAGATTTCAAAATAAATTCACAAACTAAATACGAACCATTGTGGATAATATAAATGTAAATAATAACTAATAAATAATAATAACTATGCAAAATTTAATTTCTAAAAGATTTGTAATCAGAAAATCTTTAATCGGCAAAAATCAAACAATCACTGTTAACTTCAAAAATGGCAAAACTGTCACTTACAATCACGATAAAGTGTATGAAGTTATGAAAGATAAACTTGAAAACATGCCTTGCTTTATCAAATACAAATCTTACACTTCATCAACAAGTGTTCCAGTAAGTGTACGTGAAGTAGTTGAACAATAGTAAACTACTCTTTACAAATAAAATCTCACACAGGTGACTGTCCGAACCTTCAGGCAACGGGAAAACTGGGCAGGGTAAATACACGTGAGTAAGACATAATGGTTAATGTGAGTTCGATTCTCACCATGTCTACTAATCTTTAAAACTAAATAACTATGGCAAAATTCCATCACAATAAAGTGATTGACGTAATCACTAAAGTACTATCTTACGCAACACTAACATTTATAATATTTTCATGTGCTGCACTACTAATACATGTGTTTACAGTTGGCGCACCAACAAGTTTCGGAATATATGGATAGAGGATATTACAGTAAATTACAGCAGAGATTTGTGACGAGTGATGTTTACTTTGATGAACTACTCTTCGCGACTCTCACTGATGAAAACTATGAAAAACCATTACAAACTAAATACGACAAAAGTCGGATAATAAAATAAAATACTAACTAATTAAATAATAATACTATGTGCAATTACTCTTACACTCTCCTAAAAATATCTTGGCGACTATTCGACAAGCACTATACTAAACTAACTGATGAACAGAAGTCTAAAGTTAGAGATATATACGATGACTTCTACTAAAATATAATACTATGCAAGATTTAGATAAAATGGCACAAGAAGTATTCGGCGAGTTCGGATTCTCTACGTGTACTTCAGACCAACAAGAAACATTATTAACTAACTATTTAAACTTTAAAAGACTATGCAATTTATAGACGCTAAATTCAAAGAACTAGACGTTAAAGGTCTAATCACTAAAAAACTTCAACAAATTGATGAGTTTGAAGCTAACTTCAATCCTAATACTAACAGTAAAGCTATGAAGAAATGGTGTACTGACTATGAATATCGCAAGCGCGAGTGGGAATGGCGTCAAGCTTTAGGTAATTATGCAAGTAAAAATGCTCACAAAGCTTTGTTATAATACAAACTAAATACGATTACTCTTGGATAATAACAATGTAAAACATAAATAATATACTATGCAATCAATTAAATTCTTACCTAACAATCACATTCGCCTTAACAAAACAACTTACAAAGGTTATTCAATAGGCAATATACCTAACTCATTCGGCTTTATTTTTCAAAACGAAAAACAAGGTAAATCACAATGGTTTAACTACAAAGGTTTAACTTATATAGAAAAAACTATATTACCATGGTAGTAACTAATATGAAAGAATTGTGCGCTTATGCAAAAGCACAACGTAAAATCAGAGCAGATGGGCATAGACGTCTAGTTCTCCATAACGGCACGTGTAGTGGACTCACCGATGCAGAGTACAATCGAGTACGATACAAGCAGAAATCTACATTCAGCAAAGCAAGAAAGTTCACTCACAACCGTATGTGGCGAGAAACATCAAAGAAATTTACAACAGAACAATTAAAGCAAATAAAAACCCTATGAGAGATTTAGAACAAGAAAATATGGACTGGAGACAGAGACGTATAGAGCTAGTAGATATGTTCGCTAAACGTATGTTTATCGAGTATAATATTAAAGAAATGACTACTGAAAGACAGAAGAAAAATGGCACAAGACAATTTGTGTTACCTAATGGCGATCAACTAGCGTCTTATACAACAGGTTATGTTAGAAGATGTAACTCAAGCGATAGAATATATCAACTAAACAAAGTATATAAGCGAGAAGAAAGATGGACAGTTATAGGACAAGACGGTAAACTAAAAACTTCAAAAGCTATATGTTATGCTAGAGAATTAATACATGATCCGCTTGCGAGACTTATGTATATAATAGACTTTTGCAAAAGAAATTATAACATGAGAAACTTAACAATGTACTAATATGAGAAATATAAAACTAACAGATAACGACTGCACTTTTGTACACTATGTGCTACGTATGTACGCTCAACAAACACATGGAATGGATTCAGATGACAAAGAAGAAATATACGAAGTAGCTAATAAATTTAAATAATATGGTAACAGAAAAAGCTACATATTATGTAGAAACATGGATAAATGGTAATAAAAACCACGTAATAAAAACACTTGTTTACTTACTTACTAGTGATTCAATAGCAAATAGAATAGATTATACTAATATATTATCAAAGTTTATTGCTTATGATAGTGACTTAGCTCTAACAGTAATTGATAGAGTGTTAAATAAAATATATGGAAAATGAGTAAAATGAAAGAACTAGATTTGATTGCACAAGGTGTAGCAGATCACATGAAAGAAATCATTGAAGATAGTGTTGATTGGCAACTAGCTGACCAACCACTTGACGGCGATGACTACATGGAAATGAGAGAATATGTTATTAATGTAGCGTTAAATAAATTATTACAAACTAAATACGAATAACTCTGGATAATATATATGTAACAAATAAAAATAAATAACTATGTATTGTAAATGTGGTAACAACGTGCACCCTGTGCGTTTAGAATTAGGATATAAAACATGTGTTTCATGTAGTACAACTCAAACGTACTCTTATGTACCTATAATCGAGCACAAAACAGGTAATACAATACAAATCGTTAGCCAAGAAGTAAGTGCATCAGTGCACAGAGCTTGGCGGCGTAAATAGCTAGACGAGTAGCTTAATTAGGTTAAAGTAGGCGAGAACAGACACCTTGTAACTTTAACACATAAGTGAATTGCTAGCGGGAACTAGGTCAGGTAAGACGCGCACCGGTCAAAAGACAGTGGTGCACCGCGCTTAGGCTACCGACGGGTATGAGGTTCGAATCCTCACTAGTTACAAATACGTGAAGAACAACCACAGCTTGAAATAGTAGTGCACGGTTGTGAAGCGGTTTAGCAGTAGTAAGTATAAGTCAGGGTACACACCGGTAAATGACGTGCATTTTATTGCTGCTTTATGGGCGTGAAATTGGTTAGCTTAAGGTACCGAGTAGTAATGCGAGTGATAATGCAAGTGCGGCAGCACTAAAAACACTCAATAGTTATTACCCCTTGAAGACGCGGGTTCGATTCCTGCCACGTCCACTAATTAACAGTAGGTACCAAGCCTGGACAAGAAGGGTGCAGCGTTACCGAGTCGCAATGCCTACTGTTTACATACTAAATACGAATATAATTGGATAATATAATTAAATAATAAACATGAACAGACTATCAATTTACGAAAGACTAAAGCCTGAGGTTAAAGAGGCTTTGCTAGCAAACACAGCTAACTATGAAGGCAGTGTACTAAGTGTTATTAAAACACTAAGCAATGAATATTTTTATTCTAACTTAAAAATCAGTGACATTAGCACGTTATATACATTTTCTGATATTGAGTTAATTAAAGTTACTGCGTGGGATTTTAAATACGGTGATAACATTTTAATATCTAAAGATTATGAGTGATTCAGTGAGAAAATGGCAAGAGATGCAAGAAGAAATGCTAGGTGAATGTAAAGAAACAGTGTACGCTGATGAGTCAGCTAAGTATATATTTTTACTAGATTTTACAGATGGCAAAATATATAGATATGACATTAGCGTGTTATGTACAAAAGAAAACAAATGGAATCCTGATACAGAGTCTTGTGAGTCATTCTTATATGGTGCGGGTCATAAGGTAAATGACTGTGAATGGATGGTAACTAATGAAAAAACAATAGAATATGGTAACTAAAAAATTAATAACAGAAGAACTAATCGACAAAAGATTAGAAGATAAAGGTGTAAAGTTTGATATTGAACACGATGAAGCTTTAAAAGTAATACAAAAACACTACGATTTTGAACTAACAGACAACTGGAACAATACACCAGACTATAGCATATACTGTGAAACCACAGCAGATGGCTATGAAGTATGGGTTACAACAAGTGGTGATGGTAGAAATGTATGTATAAGTGAAGATGTACACTACTATGATAATGATTTATCAGAAAAACTAGTAGAAGCTATGACAGATTATAATGAACTTATATATGTAGAAGATCTTGAAGAGTATTATGTACAAGATGCGGTTACAGAAGTATATGACTCTTATGTAAATGATATAAAAGAAGAAGTTGAAAACGAATTAATAGAAGAAGGTTATGAGTACGAAAAATCAAAAAATTAAACAATATGTATTGGATAACTATCCAAAAAGATTTAAAAACAAAGAAATAAATATAAACGAAGGTGAAGCTTGTTACTTTGTAACATCAAACAAGGACGAATCACCATTAATACTAGGAAAAAATGTCGGAAACTAAAGAACAAAAAATACCTAAATGGTTTAACGGTACAGTATATACTAAAGGTGATACTGTAAGAAATCCTTTTAGTGGCGATACATATGAGTTAAACGCTAAAGAATTATCTATATATGATTTTATTATGGGTTGTAACCACATATGGGGCATGGGACTAAAGCCTACTAAACAAACGGTTAATAAATTTGATTTAGCTTTAACCTGGTTTAAAGTTAATAATCCTAAAGCATACATGGTATTACTTGATTAATGCTATACACATTGCGCGGTAGAGCAGTTGGCCAGCTCGCTAGCCTCATAAGCTAGAGGTCGGTGGTTCGAATCCACCCTGCGCACCAAAAATTATAAATTATGAGCACAAGAAACTTAACAATGGTCGTAGACCGAGAACACGCAGAACATCACGAGTTAGGCTTTGCAGCACCTCCTGATTTCTTTGCTGACAAAAGCTATGTAAACATGTATTTACATCACGATGGTTATCCTGAGTGGCAAGGTGTAGAAATAGCAAACTGGCTTCATACTAACAGTAGACAAGACGGTAGCGCCTTAGCTGCCAAACTTGTACACGATATGTACTATGACAGTTGCTACTTATATCAATCACAAGATAGAATAGATCACCAATATACTTATATTATATTTACAGGTAAAAAAGATATATGGGTTAGTTGTTATGACCAATATGCTAGTAGAAATGTATTTGTACTAAAACCAGAAAAAATAATATCTAGATATATGGACGAAAAAGACCCCATGGAGTACACTGATTTTGCAAATGGTGAAACTAGATACTAATACAAACTAAATACGAATACATTTGGATAATAACAATATGACAAACGACGAAATTGAAAAAATAGCTCAAAGAGTAGCAGAACTAGTGTTAGACGGTATACTTGATGGAGCTATTGTAACAAACACTTTTAACGAAGATGAAGAACAAGATCTATTAACAGAATTAGCTCAAACTATGACTGCGCTAGACTATAATCTTCAAAAAGAAAATTATGAAAAATGCAAAGAATTGCAAGATAAAATAAAAATAATAGAAAATAAACTTAAAAACTTTAAATAATATGCAAAAACCAATGCTAGCACACAAGTTTGACGAGTCAAGAGTTGACTGGTCTCAACCTGTGTATATTCAAGCTAAGCTTGACGGTGTTCGTTGCCTCTTCACTAAAGATGGCGCGTACTCTCGTACAGGCAAACATTTTAAAAACCTAGCTCATATTGAGTTAGCTCTTATACCATTTTTTAAGCAAAACCCAGATGTAATACTCGATGGCGAGTTGTACAATCACAAGCTTAAAAATGATTTTGAAAAGATTATATCATTAGTTCGTAAGCAAAAGCCTACTGCAGATGATAGACTAGACGCTCAACATCTTGTGCAATTTCACGTATACGATTACTTTGATGGTGTCAAATATGACAGCTACAAAACTCGTATGAAACAACTTGTGACATCAAGTATATATACTCCTGATCACACTGTTATGTATGTACCTGCAAAGCTTGTTGATAGTTATAATTATGCTAGAGATGTACACGCTGAGTTTCTTGATCAAGGTTACGAAGGCTCTATTATAAGGCTAGATGGTCTATACAAACACGGTAGGTCTTACGACTTAATGAAATTCAAAGACTTCAGCGATACTGAAGCAACTATTATTGGTTATGAAGCAGGTAAAGGCAAAAGGACAGGCACGCTCGGTAAGTTTCTGATGCAAGATGACGAAGGTATAAAGTTCGGTTGTCCACCGGGCAAAGGCTATACCTACAAGGATCTAGCAAATATGTTACGTAACGTTCATGACTACATAGGTCAACGTGCTACCTTTACTTATTTTCAACGAACACAAGCAGGTTCTTACAGACACCCGCTATTTAAAACACTTAGAAATTATGAATAATATAACAGCAGATAAAATAGAAAATTATATCGTAGAAAACTACGGTACAATGAAGCATGACAAATATGCTTTCGCTGACGCTATAAATGAAGTATCTGGTGATACTAAAACAGTAAATGCATGGGATATATTTTTATTAATTATAGAAAACAAGCCAATTGAAGGACTTCATACTCACTCGTATGGTTTCCAAACAAGAAGCGGAAGAGGTATAATTGAAAGGTTCCAATCTTATTATTACCAATTAGTATGAGTAAAACAATATGGAAATTATATAATGACAATATGATCAGCGAAGAGGTTGCTCATATATTATTAGACGCACACTATAACAGGTTACAAAACAAAAGATATAGATGAATATATTTTATTTACATTCTGATCCAGTTAAAGCTGCACAGATACAATACAATAAGCATGTGGTTAAAATGATCTTAGAATCAGCCCAGATGCTTTGTACAGCTCATCATTGTTATGGTAGTTCAATACAAAAAACTAATGTACCTTACAAGCAAGCACATTTAAATCACCCTTCAACAGTATGGGCTAGACGATCAAGAACAACTTACATGTGGTTATATGACCATATGATTGCTCTTGGTAAAGAATATACAAAAAGATATGGTAAAGAGCATCTTACTATTACTAAATGTAGAGATTTTTTATCTATACCGCCTACACATATACAAGGTGATGAATGGGTTGAACCACCACAATGTATGCCAGATCAATACAAAGTTGAAGGTTGTAGCATTACAGCTTATTGGAATTATTATGAACAAGAAAAATACTTAATTGCAGGTAAAACAGAACAATTAATAACAAGACCAGATGAATTTTTTAATATCAATATTAGTAACAGCAACAATATACCATGCTGATCCTGCTCAATGCAATGCAGACTATTTAACTACAGCTTCGCTTAAAACTATAAATGAAGCTGATCCTCAAGGTCACCGGTGGATAGCCGTATCTAGAGATTTAGAGCAACACGGATTTGTGTTTGGCGCTAAAGTTTGTGTTCAAGGAGCAGGACAGTTAGATGGAACATGGACTGTTGAAGATCGTATGAATAAACGATGGACAAACCGCATTGACTTTCTTGTGAACAAAGATGTAAAAGGTGGTAAATGGAATAATGTGAAAATAACAATTATAAATGAGTAGAAATAAATTATACAAGCATTTAATGCAAACAGACGTATTTGGTATTCGTACCAAAATTAAGAATTTTGTTAAACCGAGGCTGACAAAAGCCCGTAAAGATAATAAAGTAAGGGGCTAATGTCATATGAAAGAAACATGAAATGGTTAAACGATCGTAGAATAAATTATAGGTGTAATCCTATTAATGATAAACCTACGGTTGATACCGCATTATATAGTTACTATGAAAATGGTACATATGAATGCTATCACTTGTTTCGTAGTAAAGCAAAGATTACAACATATAAATCTTTGAAGTGGCATTTTTATGTTTTATATTATCTTAATCAAGATAGAGGTTTATTACCTACGCATGTATATGAATTTATAGCTAACAAAGAAAATGGTTTTGTAACATTTTTTATAAGTGATAAAAAGCTACAAGCTATGATAAATGATGTGTTTAAAAATGGTGGCGAACCACCTGTAAACAAAATACGTAAGATAATATTTAAAGACTATAGCGGATTAACTGCTAACGAAAAGATGAGTATCGTTGGCAAGCTTATCGGTAGATCTAGTCGTGTAGATGGTGAAGCAATTTATCAATGCATGCTAGATCTAAACGATATGGGTAAAACAATAACATGGGGTAGAATAGCTGGTTTATTAAACTGTTCTACTAGAACAATACAGCGTAATCTAAATGATTGCCTGAAAAAAGAAAAAGCAATATTAAATGAAGAAATATAACATACAGAATTATATAAGGTATAAAGAAGATTTAAAACAGGCTTTAGTTAGAATAGAACACTTGTCTTGGAAAGACTGTAATAGAGAACAATTAATAACTAAGTTTATGCCTTTAGTAGAATCTTTAGCTAGAAAGTTTTCAACTAGCCAACAGGCTTCAGGTGTGCAGACAATAATGGATTTAATACAGTCAGGTAATGGCGGTTTAACCAGAGCTGTAGATAGGTTAGATTGGCCAACTTTAGAAAAATCAGAAGACTATGAAAAAACATTAAAATCATTTTTTAGTAAACGTATCAAAGGAGCAATAAGAAGATCTATTGATATTAACAGAGGTGATATACGTATACCAGAGCATAAGCTAAATGAAATACGTAAAAACTTTGGTAAAGATGAAAAGATGGTTGCTATGTTTTTTAACAGTATATTTTTAAGTATAGATGATAAGCCAAACATGGATGAAAACTCTATGTATAATATACCTGATAAATCTGAGCCATACAATCAAGAAATATTAAACATATACTTAACAGGCTTGTTAAAGAAACATTTATCGGAACTTGAATATAATATACTAAGATTAAGTTATGGTTTAGACTGTGACAAGCATTCAGCTAAAGACATAGCTTCTAAACTAGGCATAAAAGGTAGTAGTTCTTATGTTAGAGTTTCACAATTAAAAAAGCAAGCTGTAGATAAATTAATAGATAGTGTAGATCACTCGCAAGTGCTTGATTACCTGTAAGTTAAGCGAAAATTAAAATTTAATTATTAACGTTTATATGTGATTATATATATAGACCAAAAGAATAAACCATATGACCATAAATGAAAAACTGGCAACGATCCAGACAAAATTTAAATCTAAAAAATCAAGATTTAATTCATTCGGCAAATACTACTTCAGATCAGCCGAAGACATTCTCGAAGCAACAAAACCCTTTCTATTAGAGTTAGGAGTATCAGTAACGATTAATGAAGAACTAATCGACAACCACAATATGCCTATAATGCAAACAACGGCAACTGTATCTGATGGCGAAAATGCTATACACGCTATTGCAATCGTTGGTGTTGATCTAAATCAAAAAGGTATGAACGTGCCTCAACAATTTGGCTCAGCGTCTTCGTATGCAAAAAAGTACGCGTTAGGTAATTTGTTTTTAATTGATGATACAGCGGACAGTGATGCCACGAATGATCACGGCAAGAAAAAGTTTGAGCCAAAAAAACCAACTTTAACCTCTAAAAAAGATCCAGCTTATGAAAAAGCGGTTCAATATGTAACAGCAGGTGGTAAAGTAGCAGCTATAAAAGCTAAATATGCTCTATCTCAAGAAATAGAAGGAGCGTTAAACACGTTATAATATGAACAAAAAAACTGTAATTGAAAAGCTACGTAATGATGAGAACTACTATGGTGATTTCGGTAAGAAATACCTTAGTAACTCAGACATTAGTACTTTACTTACAAATCCTTTAAACCTTGGTAAAGCTTCTGAAGCTAGACCCGCGTTTTTAGTTGGTGGTTATTTCCACACAGCTATTCTAGAACCTGATAAACTTAAAAAGTTTAAGATTATAGAAGCTACAACTAGAAACACAAAGGCATATAAAGAGATGTCAGGTGGTGAACTATGTTTACTACAGCATGAAGTTGATAACATAGAAAAACTAACAGATAAAATGTTAGCTAATAAAATATGTCACGACTTAATTAGAAACTCAACAAACGAGTATGAAAAACCTGGCATTACAGAGCTTGAAGGTTGTATGTGGAAAGGTAAAGCTGATATTATAAACCACGAAGAAAAGCTAGTAGTTGATTTGAAGACAACAGCGGATCTTAATAAGTTTAGATATTCAGCATCTAAATACAATTACGACTCACAAGCTTATATTTATAGTAAACTATTTGGTTATGAAATGGTATTTATTGCCATTGATAAAAACACGAGCCAAATAGGTATATTTGACTGCTCACCGCAATTTTACGAACGTGGTAAGGACAAAGTCGAAAGAGCAGTGCAGGCTTATGAATTATTTTATAAGTCTGAAGGCTTTGATCCTACACAATATTTTATTAATAAAACCCTTTAATTATGGCAAGAACCAGAAAAAACCAAACACAAGTTTGTAGCGTAACAGGATTAGAAACTTCAACAAACAATTTTTACAAGAATCAAACACATGTAAAAGCTGTAGACAACTTAAGAAGAACTACCGGAGCTACAAAAGAACAAATGCAAAGGATGTTTAACCAAATAAATCAATACGCATAATATGGCAAGTATAATTAAAACAAGTATTAACCTTAGTAACATAGATAAATCAAAAGTTATCGATGGTAAAAAAGGTAAATACTTACCAATTACTATAACCTTAAATGATGAAGTCGATCAGTTCGGTAATCAAGGTCCCGTAGTAGTTGCTCAGACAAAAGAAGAACGCGAAGCTAAAACAGCTAAAACGTACTTGGGTAATGTTCAGGTTGTATGGACTAACGGTGACAATGTTGCTGTTGCTCCTAGACAAGATCAACCACAAGCAGTACCAGCCGCGGCACCGGTAGATGATTTACCGTTTTAATGTGGGAAGAAGATGACTATATAAGTATAGTCAAAGACGATGACGGTAATATAACGTTAATTGAAGATTAATGACTTAAATTAAATTAAATGCAGACAGTAGAGATCAATGGATTCTTGATTGATGATTTCAATCAATATAAGCTTGAAGAGGGAAAAAAGCAGGGCATATGTCCTCTTTGTTCTCACGATAGAAAACCCAAGAATCAAAAGGCAAAATGCGCGTCTTATGATTGGGAACGTGGTCTCGGAACTTGTCATAATTGTAACACTTCATTTCAGTTGCATAGTTATCAACGTAAAGGAGCTAGTGAAAAAGAATACGCTAGACCTGTACAACCAGATCCTGAATACCCGGAACTAGCAGATGACAAAGTATTGAAATGGTTTGAAACTAGAGGGATATCACCAGAGACCTTGCTTGACTGTAAAGTTACTCAAGGCTCTGAGTATATGCCTCAGACCGGTAAAACCGAGAACGCTATAAAGTTCAATTATTTCATGGGCGATCAACTTATTAACATTAAGTATCGCGATGGTAGAAAGAACTTTAAATTATATAAGGGTGCTGAAAAAGTATTCTATAATATAAATAGCATAGTAGGTTATGAATATTGTATTATAACCGAAGGTGAAATGGATGTGTTAGCACTACATGAAGCTGGTATACCTAACAGTATATCAGTTCCTAATGGTGCAACATTAAATTCAAACAACCTTGACTACCTTGATAATTGTATAGATTATTTTGAGGATAAAGAAAAAATAATATTAGCTGTTGACTCAGATGAAGCAGGACAAGCACTACAATCAGAATTAGTCCGTAGACTTGGAGCTGAAGTTTGTTACTTAGCATCGTTTGACGATTGTAAAGACGCTAATGAATACTTAATAAAACATGGCAAAGAAAAACTGGCAGAGCGTATTTCTCAATCACGACCAGTACCGCTCGAAAACGTTACAACGTTCAAAGATATCGAAGACGAAGTCACAGATTTTGTTCGTAACGGATTTAAGAAAGGGTATCAAGTCGGCTTGGAAAACTTTGACAACATTTTTAGTACGTACACCGGTCAGTTTATTACTGTTACTGGCATACCTAGTAGCGGTAAGTCTGATTTTGTTGACCAAATGGTTGTAGGTTACAACCGTAATTATAGTTGGAAAACAGCTTTTGCATCACCAGAAAATGCTCCTACGTATTTACACGCTCATAAGCTAATGCGTAAGACATGGGAAGGTATGCCAACATCAGCAGATATACATACTGATAAATGGAACAACATAGCTAGCCATGTTAATGATAATTATTTCTTTATTGACATGGAGCGTTATACATTAGAATCTGTACTACGCAAAGGCGCTGAACTAGTTAAACGTAAAGGTATTAAATGCTTAGTCATTGATCCTTTTAATAAAATTAGAGACGTAGACTGTAAGACAGAAGATGTTAACCGTTACACAATGGAGTATTTAACTAAAATAGAAACTTTTGCAAAGAAGTTTGATGTGTTAGTATTTATTGTGGCTCACCCAACTAAAATGTACAAAGACAAAGATGGTAAAATTGAAGAGCCAACAATGTATAATATAAAAGGTGGTGGCGAATGGTATGATGCTAGTTATCACGGTATATTAGTTCACAGAGATTATGAGGCTAAAACAGTTAAAGCTAAAGTTTTAAAAGTTAAGTTTCAGAACTTAGGTGAAAACGGTGCCGAAGCTCATTTTAAATGGGAACATAAATCAGGTTGTTTTATACCTCATGAACCAATAGGTATTAATGACGAACCAATGCCATGGGAATAAATGCCAAGAATAAAGAAACAATCAATGGGAAGCTATTTGCCTACGTCAACGGAGCGTGTGGCGTATCGGTGGTGTATAAACAATGGAATATATATATCCCCGTTTGCAACTGGAGAAGCAACGTGGCATCTAGATATAGAGATTAACAAGAAAACTAATAGATCGCCGGACGTGTATAGCAAAGACACGATATGGATTAAGATGTATGAGTTTTATAAATACTATTACAACAAATATGAGAAATAAATTTCACAACGCAGATGAAGCATACGAGGCTTTACTTGATGAGGTTATTATAAGTGGTATAGACTTTGATAATACAAAAGCTATATTTAACTGTGGTTTTTATATATTAAATCCTGAAGATAATCATATAAAAAACAAACAACGTAAATGGAGTTTAGAGTATGCTGAAGCTGAATGGCAATGGTATTTATCTGGTGATCCTAGTATTGACAAGCTTGGTGAATTATATGGTAAAATACCACCTATATGGGAGCGCATGGCTAACAGTAAAAGAGAGGTAAATAGTAATTATGGCTATCAGTGGAAACGTAACTGTCAAATAGATTATGTTTGTGCTAAGCTTAAAACTAACCCTAATACTAGACATGCTGCTATAAGCATATATGACGCTAAAGAATATGACAAATACAAGAAGGACACCCCTTGTACATACGCAATTCAATTCACAATTATAAACGATGAACTGTGTATGTCTGTCTATATGCGTTCTAATGACATCTGGTACGGTTTCTGTAATGATCAGTATCAATTCTCATCATTGCAAAAAATGATTGCTTACAGACTGAATTTAAAAATTGGTTG